GAAACGCTCCGATCGGAGCGCGCCTGACAGGCGATCCGAGCATGTCGAATCGGGCACGATCAGGGCCACGGCCGACCATGTATCTGGCACACACACCAAAGACAAGACATCGACTTCAAACGAAAACTATGGAGCGGGTGATTCCGATCGGAATCCAAACGGAATCCGATCGGATTCCGTAGGATTCCCTGACTCTGACTCTCTCTCTGTCTCTGTGTCTGTTAGGGGAGTGCAGAGGGGGGCAAACGATCGCGAGACGGTGCGCGGCGCGACACCGGCGCCGGACCGGCTCGACCTGCCGCAGGAGTTCGTGGATGGGTGCCGCATGGACGGGCTCCCGGACCCGCGCAAACACGTCGCTGCGTGCCTCCTGAACGCCCGGAAAAAGGGCCTCGTGCGCGTCGACTGGCTGGCGGAGCTCAAGCACTGGCTGGTGCGCGAGCGGAACTTTTCCGCACGCGACCGACGAGGAGCCGCGCCAGACGACGACGATCGCGCCGACACGGTCGATCTGAGCGACCACCGCCCTCGGGAGTCCGGGACATGACCACGCGAATGCCGATTGCTGCCCCGCAGAGGCGGTCAGGAGCGACCCGATGACCCGGGTTGACGGGATGGTGCCTCCGCATGACCTCGACGCCGAGGGGGCCGTCCTGGGCGCCTTGCTGCTCGTGCCCGGCGCGATCGATACCGTGGCACCGCTCGTGGGCCCCGATGACATGTACTCCGGGCGCCATCGTTGGGTCCTTGAGGGCGCGCTCGCGGTGCACACGGCGAACGAGCCGGTCGACCTGATCACCGTCGCCCGCTGGCTCAAAGACAAGAATCGGATCGAGGATGCCGGCGGCATGGCGTACCTGTCCGAGCTCGTCGTCTCGAGCCCGACGGTCAACCTCGAAGCGGCGTGCCGGATCATCACCGAGAAGTCGCGGATGCGTACGCTCATCGCGAAGTGCCAGCGCCTCGCCGCGGAGGCGTACGTCTACGGCGGAAGCGTCCCCGACTACCTCGATCGCGCCGAAGCGGAGATGCACGAGCTCGCGAACGCGAGCCGAACGCGGAAGACCATGTCGAGCATGCGGGAGATATTCGGCGAGGTGTTCGCCGAGATCCGCGAAGCCGCACTGCGCGGCGCAAGCATCAGCGGAATTGCCACCGGGTTCGATTGCTACGATCGCCTGACCGGTGGCCTGCACGACGGCGAGGTGTCGATCATCGCAGCGCGCCCTGGCATGGGCAAGACGAGCTACGCGATGAACGTCGCGACGAACGTCGGTCTCGCCGATGGCGGCGTGGTTGTCTTCTCGCTCGAGATGCCGAAGAAGCAGATCGGTGCTCGTGTGGCGTGCTCCGAAGGTCGCGTCGACCTGAGTAAGATCCGCACGGGCAATGTCGGTCCGATTGACTGGCAACGGCTCACGCATGCGGTGACGCACGTAGGGGCCGCGGAGCACTTCTACGTCGACGACAAGCCTGGTGCGAGTCTGCTCGAGGTGCGAAGCAAGTCTCGCGCGAAGGCGACCGACATCGCGCGCAAGGGGAAGCGTCTGCGCCTGATCGTCGTCGACTACGTACAACTCATGACCGGAGACCCCCGCGCGCAGTCGCGAGAGCAGGAGGTCGCCGGCATTACGAAGGGGCTCAAGGAGCTAGCGAAGGAGCTCGAGTGCCACGTGATGGCGCTCTCGCAGTTGAACCGCGCGGTCGAGACGCGCGGCGAGAAGAGCAAGCGCCCGCAGCTCTCGGACCTTCGCGAGTCCGGCGCGATCGAGCAGGACGCGGACACGGTCGTCTTCATCTACCGCGAGGACTACTACAAGCGCGACGCCGCCGAGCGGAACGTCGCGGAGTTGATCATCTCGAAGCAGCGCAACGGACCAACGGGAACGGTCAAGGTTCGCTTCGATCGAGAGTTCACCCGCTTCGACAACCTGGCCGATGACGGGTACGGCGAGGAGGACGGGCGCTATGGCGATTGACGTCTCCATCCCCGGAGTGCGGCTCGCGAGTCTCAACGCGCTGGCGCGCGAGCACTGGCGTAACCGGCAACGCCGCGCGAAGGACCATCACCTCATCGTGCGGGCGATGCTGTGGCCGCACACGCCGTGGCGAATCGACAAGCCTGTCGTGGTGACGATCACGCGCATTGGGCCGCGCAAGCTCGACGACGACAACCTCGCCGGCAGCGGCAAGCATGTCCGAGACGCAGTCGCATCGTGCTTCGACCGAGACGACGCCGATACGTTCTTTGCGTGGCAGTACGAGCAGCAAAAGGGAGACTACGGAGTCAGGATTCGGATCGAGGAGCGGGTCTAATCAGCAATCGAGCGCTCGGGCCGCGCCGGACGCGGCTGGAGGGTGAAGCGATGGTGGCACGAGTGCGAGGGAGACGAGGCAGGACATTCGGGCTCGTGCCCGGCGTAACGGTTCATCGACCGGGCTGGCCCCGGTCAGGAGGTGACGACCATGGCAGCAGCGGTTTCGATTCCGGATCTCGGTCACGCGACGACAGCGCCCCGCCCGCCCTCGCCGAAGGAGCTGGCCAACGCGGAGCGCGACCTCGAGTGGTGGTTCGCCCAGCGCGAGGGCGACTTGCAACTCTCCGGCGCCGGCTACGAACCCGTGCCGTCGCACGTGCACGACCAGGAGGCGCAGGCGCGCACGCACGAGCGGCGGAGCGCCTGGGCGGTCACGGTGGCGCGCAGGAAGCACGACCGCATCGCGCCGTTCGTCGCTCCGCGCTGGGACTGGGATCGGCGCGACGTCGTGCCGGGCCTCCTCGGGCTCGAGCACATCCAGTCGGCGACGGCGATCTACACGCCGCGCGTCTATCCGGACCATCTCCGGATCTTGTTCGCCGTCGAGCGGCCGCACATCGAGTGCGGGATGATCACGCTCGTCGGCGTGGCGCTCCTCTCCGAAGTCCTGCACGATGCCTTCGCGCGCGCGCACGGAGGCAAGGCGCACCGCTCGCTCGCGGAGCTCCTCGACTGGATGGACGTGACGGTCCGGAAGGCGACCGAGAAGTCGACGAAGGTGCCGCCGCTCTGGTGCCGGCAGGCGCTCACGGCGGCGAGGGGGGCCAGGGAGCGGGTGCTCGAGGCGTATGTGATGGTGACGCGGGGGGAGCCGTGAGTGTCGACGTCGACGTCGCGATCGCGTGCATGTTCTACGAGCGGTGCCGGAGCGCCATGGCCGACTTCCAGGTGTCGGTGGTGCAGATGGACGACTACCGGCACGGCTACGCGTCGCCGCCAACCGTAGTGCGCGCGCTGCGGTGCTCGGGGACCATCGCCGGCCGGCTCTGGGAAGTGCTCTACGAGTACGAGCGTGACGGGCAGTGGCGCGCGCCGGAGCCGTCGACGTTCCTGTCTCTCGCGCTGCGCAACGCGGCGCACTCGATCCTCGGCGGTATGATCACCGCGAAGCTGGACGGCCATGCCCCGTAAGCGCACCGGCCAGCTGCTCTCCCTCGCCGAGGCCGCCGAACTCGCCGGCTGGGACCGCGACACGATGGCGAAGACGCTACATCGCCACAACGAAGAGGTCGGGAAGACCCTGCTGATCAACACCGGCGGCACCGGCAAGGGCGCGCGCTGGTGGATCTCCCGCGAGAACCTGCACCGCGTGCTCGGCATCGAGACTCTCGGCACGCACGAGAGGCGGATCCGTCAGCTCGAAGCCGAGGTATCCCACCTATCTGAAAAAAAAGACGAGCACGAGGAAGCCATCGACAGGACTCAGAAAGCCTTCGGTGGGCACGAGCGGAGGCTCCAGAAACTCGAGAAAAAGAGTGCCTCTTAGTGCCGAAGAGTGCAGGGGGACCTCTATGGGGTAGGGGTTTCGTCGCGCGGTTCCCTCCGCCCGGGCGGCTCGAGGCTCCGACCTTTACGATGCTGTTCTCTCAACGCCTCCTCGGCCTCTACGAGAGGCGCCAGACGGCCGCCGGTGCGGTCTCGTACGAGATCCGCGACGAGCGCACTGGCGCCACGCTGGCGTCGGGTACGACCGAGGCCGCAGCGATCGCGGCACTCCGCCTCCTCGCGCTGTAGCCGCCCGCAACGAAAGGCGCCGCCGTGGCGCGCAAGAAGAAGCCCGCCGACCCCCGAGCGTGGCAGGCGCAGCTCGACATCCAGCGCCGCCGCATCGAGAAGTACTTCGACGACCGCGATAAGCATCGCGGCATCGTCAGCGCGGAGCTGCTCGCGCTGCTCGAGCCGCTGCGGGAGATGCTTGCGGCCGGCGACATCCGCGCGGGCGAGTTGGCGCTGAAGGTGCTCGAGCGCGAGTGCAGGCTGCACGGCTTGGACAAGCCGAAGCAAGTCGAGCTCACGGGCCGCGACGGCGCGCCGCTGATCGACGTGACGAAGTTGACCGATGCTGAGCTCGAGCGACTCGTTAGCCGCGAGGGCGGAGATCGAGAGACGCCGCCGGGCGAGGATCCGGGGCGCACGACTCACTGAGCTTGTTCCGCTCCTGACGCCGTACCTCGACGCGCCGGAGCACCTCGCGCCGCTGACCGATGCGCTCGAGGCCGCGCTCACTAGGCCGGCGCGTCTCGTCGTCTCGACCCCGCCGCAGCACGGCAAGACCGAGACGATCAAGCACGCGATCGTGTGGTGGATGCTTCGGCGTCCGCGCGCGCGCCTCGCGTACGCGACGTACGAGACGAGCCGCGCCGAGGCGGTGTCTCGAGAGCTTCAGCGCCTCGCGCGGGACGCGGGGTTCAAGGTTCAGGGCACGCTCGGGCACTGGCGCATCGACACCGGCGCGACGATCAAGTTCGTCGGCATGGGCGGCGCCCTCACGGGCGAGCCGGTCGACACGGCGCTCATCATCGACGACCCCGTGAAGGGACTCGCCGAAGCGCAGAGCGCAGCGTACCGCGCGCAGGCCACCGACTGGCTCGCCGGCGTCGCGATCCCGCGCTGCCACCCGGGCGCGAGCATCGTTGTCGTTCAGACGCGGTGGCACCCGGACGACCTCGCGGGGCAGTGCGTCCGCAAGGGCTGGGACGAGATCAACCTTCCGGCGATCAACGTCGACGGGCTCGCGCTCTGGGAAGCGCGCCGCCCGCGCGCGTGGCTCGACGAGCAGCGCGCCATGATGGGCGAGTTCGCGTTCACGGCGCTCTATCTCGGGCGCCCGCGTCCGCGAGGCGGCACGGTGTTCCGTGACGTCGAGTTCTACGACGCGCTGCCAGCGCACTATCGCATCGGCATCGGCATCGACCTCGCGTACACGGCGAAGACGCACGCCGACTACTCGACGGCGGTGGTGCTCGCCGAGTCGGACGGCCGGTACTACGTGCTCGACGTCCGGCGCGAGCAGACCGACGCGCCGACGTTCTGCGGCCACCTCCGCGCGCTCAAGGCCGCGTATCCGGGCGCGCAGTTCTGGTGGTACACGTCGACGACCGAGAAGGGCTCGGCGGATCTGATCCGCGAGCTCTCGGGCGTTCCGCTCGTCGGGCTCGTCGCGACGACAGACAAGTTCATGCGCGCGCAGCCGGTCGCGGCCGCGTGGAATCGCGGAGCGATCTCGATCCCGCGCGCGGCGCCCTGGGTGAGCAGCTTCGTCTCCGAGGTCTGCGGCTTCACCGGCGTCGGCGACGACCACGACGACCAGGTCGACGCGCTCGCCGCCGCGTTCGACCTCCTCGACAAGAGCAACGTGGTGCAGCTCCCGCGCGCGACGAAAACGGCGTTCACGCCCTACGGCGGCAACCCGTTCGCGCCGGGCGACAACCCGAAGGTGAATTGGTGATCGACGCCGGCCGCGCACCGAAGCTGCCGAAGCGCGTTCCCGCCGCAGCGTCGCGCGAGGATCTCCTCGACTTCGTCCGCTCGTGGTCGCCCGACCTTCGCATCCGCAACGTGCGGCTCGAGGACGGCAGGCGCGCGTGCGGCGCGAAGTTCACGTTTCGAGGCGAGCCTCTCCTCGTCGAGGTCATCGAGTCAGCCGACTACCCCGACCCCGACGATGCGCTGGTCCGTCAGTGCGCGTGGCTCATCTGGCGGCGCCTCGGCTTGCCGACGGCGCTCGAGGACGCGAAGCGGCGCGAGATGGAGCGCGCGATCGTCGCGGCCTCGCTTCGCGGCGACACCGCGACGGTCGAGAAGCTCGGCCTCGACCTCTCGCTGGCGAACGAGGGCATCCGGCAGCCGCCCCAGCGCGGTCCGCGGTTTGAAGACTTCGGCGGCTCGATGTTCGAGCGCTCGCCGACGAGGGTCACGGGATGGTGAACGAGAAGAAGCGCGAGAAGCGAGACCGCCGGCCGAAGGAGACCGAGGTCTACGTGCCGCCCCCGCGGCCGCGCGAGCTCGGCGCCAGCGTCGGCGAGGGACCGGCGCGCGAGCGCCCGCAGCCGAGGACGGAGATCGCGAAGTGAGCGCCGTCCCGAACCCCCGCCTCCCCGAGCACTGCGCCCCGCGCACCCAGAGCTTCAGCGGGCAGATCCCCGTGCGCTTCGACGGCGCGCCGAACTCACCCTTCGAGGGCGACGCCAAGTGGCGCGGCGTGCGCGACTTCGAGCACGCGACGCTCTGCCGCACGTTCGCTCTCGACCCGAACCGCTTCTATTTCGACCTGCCGTCGACGGTGCGTGGCATCGGCGCCAACGCGCGCGGCGCCGCCAACATCCCGAGCGGCCGGCGCCTCCTCAACGGCTTCGTCTTCATGGCGGGCCGCAACGACCCCGTCGCGAAGCTGACCATCTGCTTCGACGGCGAGACCTTCCGCGACGTCGACCCGCTGGACGTGCGCGACTTCCAGGACCTCAGCAGGAGCTAGCGAATGCCCGTCCTCGACAACAAGCCCGAGCTTCATCGATTCGGCCTCGTCCCCGCCAAGATCGGCGCCAGCTTCGCGCACAAGCTCGGCGTGCCGTTCCCGCTCACGCCGCCGGAGTACTCGACCAAGTCGACGACGCCCGGCGGCGGCGCCAGGACGCGCGCGCATGCGGTCTCGAAGCCGGGCTTCGAGTACGGCACGAACCCGATCGACGGCTCGAAGATCGCCACCAAGGCGCTCCCGGGGACGACGATCTATCTCGAGGTGCAGGACCTCTCGCGCGTCGAGCTCGAGCTCGTGGACCACGTCGAGTGGACGTGCAACCACCCCGACTGCGGCGGCAAGAAGTACAAGACGCGCGACGAGCTCGTTCGCGCGCACGGCAAGGACGCGGACCTGATCGCGAAGGCGCAGCAGCTCGGCGTAGAGCGCGGCGGCCGCGCGCACGTGTTCTTCGGTGTCATCGAGCTCCCGGCCGTCGAGGAGAAGAAGGACGAGAAAGGGCGCGTGGTCCGTCCGGCTCAGGACGTGACCGTGATGCTGGTCAGCGACGAGGCGTAGCCCCATGAACGGCGGCGCGCCGTCGCCCTACCCCGGCTTCGGCGCCACGCAGCCGCCGATCGACGACCCCGGCTTCCAGCCGCCCGGCGATCCCCTCGTCGACATCGCGACGACGAAGCAGCGCGCTCTCGTCATCAACCGCGAGATCCCGAACGTCATCGTCCAGAGCGGCTGGACGGTCTCCGACGTCCGGACCTCGCTCCAGGACCTCGCCAGCGGCGTCTTTGACCTGCCGTCGCAGCTCCACGACGCCATCGCCGGCGACTCGCGCGTGCAGAGCGCGCTCCGGTCGCGCAGCGGCGGCCTCCTCGGCCGGCCGATCCGGTTCAAGATCCCCGAGCGCTTCGAGGACGACAAGCGCGCGAAGAAGTGCCTGCGCGCGTGGGAGAACCACTGGCCGCAGATGGCGGCCGAGCCGGCGCTGCAGCACCTGCTCGAGACGTCGCACTCGCTCGGCTTCAGCCACGCCCAGATCCTCTGGGACACAGGGCGCGACCTCTGGAAGCCCTACCTGCTGCCGTGGGGCGACCGGTTCAACTGGTTTCACTGGATCTACCGCATCCACGTCGCCGTCACGCAGGACGGCGCGGTGCCGATCACGCCGGGCGATGGCCACTGGGTGCAGCACGCCCCCTTCGGCTCGTATCGCGGGTGGATGCGCGGGGCGCTCCGAGCGCTGGCCCAGTGGTGGCTCGCGCGGGCGTACGCGCTTCGAGACTTCGCCCGCTACTGCGAGCGGCACGGCTTCCCGATCCTGCTCTGGGACACGCCGTTCGGCGCCGACCCTTCGGCGATCGCCAACGGCCAGACGCAGCTCGCGACCATCGGCCAAGAGTCGGTGCTGCAGCTCCCGGGCTCGGTCGACCTCACGAAGTTCGGCAAGTACGACCTTCGGTACCTCGAGCCCGCCGACGAGAACTGGCAGGCGTTCAAGGCGCTCATCGAGCAGTGCAACGACGAGATCACGCTCGCGTTGCTCGGCCAGAACCTGACCTCGCAGGTCAAGGAAGGCTCGCTCGCGGCGGCGCGCGTCCACGCGGACGTGCGGCAGGCGATCCTCGAGGCAGATGCCCGCGCGCTGGCGAAGACCATCTACGTTCAGATCGCGCGGCCATTCGCGGCGCTGAACTTCGGCGACCCCGAGCTCGCGCCCACGGTGCAGTGGGACGTCCGGCCGCAAGAGGACCTCAAGCAGAAGGCGGATACGTTTCACGCGTTCGCGTCGGGCATCCAGGCGCTCCGGCAGGCGGGCTTCGCGCTCAAGAACCCGGAGAGCTTCGCAAGGAAATTCGGCCTGCGCGGGATGGCGCTCAAGGAAGTGCCGCCGGTGCAGATCGAGGCGCAGCTCGCGCGCGCGACGGGACAGGTCAGCGACTCCTCGGCGGGCGGGCTCTCGGACGTCTCGCCGCCGGACCAAGACGACAAGGACGACAGCAACGATGCCGAGGCGCGACTCAAGAGCTTTGCGCGGCGGCACCGCGAAGTCGTCGAACGAGCGAGAGCGGCGTGAGGCGCTCGCCGAACCGCGGCTCTTTCGCAGCGAACTCCGGCTCGGCGAGGCGCTCGCGATTCAACCGCAGGCGCTCGACTTCTCGTACCTCTGGACGGGCATCTGCCCGAACGACCGGACCGAGGACGGCATCGCGATCGTCCGCGTGAACGGTCCCTTGGAGCACCACCGAACTTTTTGGTGGGACTCTTATGAATCCATTCTCCAGCGCGTCGAAGGCGCGATGACCGGCCAGGACCTCGTCGCCTACGACGAGTACGCGAACGGCTGGAAGAAGGACTACGAGGCGCCGGCGGCGATCCCCGCGCGTGCCGTGGTGCTCTGCCTCGACTCCCCCGGCGGCGAGGCCGCGGGCGCGACGTACGCGCACCGCAAGCTTCGGCGTCTGCGCAAGCAGTACAACGTCCCGCTGTACGCCTACGCGAACGAGATGGCGGCGAGCGCCGCCTACGAGCTCGCGGCAGCGTGCGACGAGATCTGGCTCCCGGACACCGGCAGCGTCGGATCGATCGGCGTCATCGCGACGCTGTTCGACCGCACGAAGGCGAACGAGCGCGCCGGCCTCCGCGTCGAGCTCCTCACGAGCGGCGAGGAGAAGGCCGACAACCACGCCGACCGGCCGCTCACCGACGAGATCCGGGCGCGCATGCAGGGCCGCGTCGACGAGCTCGCGCAGATCTTCTTCCGCGTCGTCGCCAAGGCGCGCGGCACCTCGCCGGCGGCGGTGGCCTCGCTCGAGGCGGGGATGTTCATCGGACAGCAGGCCGTCGACGTCGGCATCGCTGACGGCGTGGCGTCCTGGGACGCATTTCTTTCCACGGTCGCGCGCTCGCTCAACGAGAGCGACCTCGACACCGATCAACCTGCGGCCGACGTGGCCGCGTGAAGAGGAACAGGCACATGACTCTCCTCCAGCTCCAGAAGCGCCGCGACGATGCCCTCAAGGCTCTCCTCAGCGCCGACGGCGAGAAGGCGAAGACCAAGGCCGCCGCTGCGTACTCGGCGGCGGAACAGGCCCTCGCCACGTTCAAGTCCACCCTCGAGTCCAAGACGGTCAAGAAGACCAAGAAGGAAGAGACGTACGAGGAGGAGGACGAGGACGAGGAGGAAGACGCGTCCGACGAGGAAGAGGACGACGAGCCGAAGAAGCCCGTCGCCGACGACTCGGACGACGACGACGGGGACGACGACGACAGCGACGACTCGGACGACTCCGACGAGGACGAAGACGAGGATGCCGACGAAGACGAGGACGAAGAGGAAGACGAGGACGAGGACGAGAAGGCGCGCGCGTCGGCTCTGTCGTCGGCCCGGTCGCTCCTCAAGCTCGCGCGCAAGGGCGGCGACAAGTCGCTCGCGGCGGCGGCGAAGGCCTCGCTCCGATCGCTCAAGTCGGCCATGAAGCCCAAGGCGCTCGAGCGCTACCGCGCGCTCCGGGCGGCGTGCTCGCGCGTCACCGGCAAGAAGTCGACCCGCGCTATCGTCGGCGCGCTCGACGCGCTCGCCGCGACGGCGAAGAGCACCGAGAAGCTCTCGGCCGACGTCTCGCGGATCAAGGCGGCGAACAGGCGCACCAAGGTCGACGCGGCCCTCGCCGAGGCGAAGCGCGACGGCAAGGTCACGAAGGCCGAGATCGCGGCGCTCCGCACGCAGGGCCTCAAGGACCCGAAGTGGCTCAAGGGCTACCTCTCGCTCCTGCCGAAGAAGGTCCGCGGCCTCGAGGAGGCGCTCGTCGGGCAGACCCCCGAGAACCAGCACGAGGGCCAGGGGCGCGCGTCGCGCGCGTCGGTGGTGCTGGACGCTCAGAACCTCACCGCCGAGCAGCGCAAGGCGATCGAGCAGGCGGCGACGAACGCCGGCAAGAGCTTCGACGACTTCGTCGCCGACATGAACACGACTGCCGCGAAGGCTAACGGGCGCGCGCCTCTCCGGCACGAGCCGTAACCGCGCAGCCCGTCGCCGACCACCACGTTTCGAGCCTGCTCGCCGCTGACGGCGCGCGGGACGGGAGAGCTCCATGACCGCTCTGATTGCAGACAGGAAGACCGACAAGCTCGCGCCGGAAGACGTCGCGTACCCGGTACTGCTCAAGTACCCGGTCGAAGCCTCGACCAACATCTACGGCGGCGCCCTCGTCGCCATCAACGCCGCCGGCAACGCCGTGCCGGCGTCCGCGATCGGCGCGCTCAAGTGCGTCGGCCGGGCCGAGCGTCAGTGCCTGAACCAGGCGACCGGCGGCACGATCAGCCCGGACGGCATCGCGAACGGCAACGCAGGGTCGATCCTCGTGACCGTTCGCCAGGGGGTCTACTACTTCAACATCAACGCCGACTCGACGATCACGAAGGCGAGCTTCGGCGCCAACGTCTACGCGAGCGACGACAACACCGTGTCGCTCAGCGACGCCGGTGGCACCCGACCGTACGCGGGGTGGATCATCGATCCGCAGCAGACCGCGGCGCTCGGCAACATGAACCCGTCGACGTCGCAGGTCGGCGTCTTCGTCGGCGTCGCGAACCCGTACGCGCTGAACCCCGAGCTCGCGTCGTTCGCGGGCCAGTTCAAGGCGCGCGCGGTCGTGACCTCGCTCGCGGCGTACACGGGCACCGGCACCGGCACGCTGACGGCGAGCGCCAACGGCGCGTGGGCGGCGCAGGACGGCGTCACGAACGCGGTCGGCGACATCGTGTTCATCCAGGCTGGCACCACCAACCTGACCGGCGCGGTCGACTCCGGGCCGTGGCAGATCTCGAGCCTCGGCGGCGCGAGCGCCAAGTGGATCCTGATCCGCCCGGACTGGTGGCAGAACGGGTCGACGATGCCCGTCGGCGCGGTCATCGAGGTCGGCGGCGAGGGCTCGGTTTATCTCGGCACGTCGTGGAAGTCGTTCGCTGCGGTCGGCTCCGCCGTCGTGGGCACGAACGATCCGGCGTTCTACGTGGGCCGCATCACGTTCGCAGTGACGCTCGTGACCGGATTCGTGAAGCTCGGCCCTACGCAGTCGTTCCCGGGTATCAAGAGCCTCACGACCAGCGGCATCGAGTTTACGCCGACGAACTTCAACGGCGCCTCGTCGACCGTATCGTACCGCACGGGTGCCTACGCCTCGGGCGGATCGGCGACGGCGGCCGGCTACATGGGCACGGCGACCGCGTCGATCACCGCGCTCGTCGCGGCAGGCACGTTCAACACGAGCGACGTCAGCACGGGCCTCATCACGCTCGTCAACTGGTAATCGCGCGCGCTCGAACAGCGAGCGCCGCCTGAACACCCGATCGCGCGCCCGCGCGCGTGCGCGATCGGACAACCCGCGTCCGCGCACGAGGGCATCCGACCATGCTCATCACGCCGTCCAATCTCCAGATCCTCTTCACCGCCATCGAGACGCGGTTCTCGCAGGCGTTCACGATCGAGGAGCTCTTCTACACGCGCCTGTGCACCACGTACCCGGTCGGGACCGAGGCGTGGATCAGCGCGTGGCTCCCGATGACCGACAAGCTTCGGGAGTGGGTCGGCCCGCGCATCACGCGCACGCCCGCGCCGCAGACGTACATGGTCCCGATCAAGCTCTTCGAGGCCACGTACGGCGTCGACAAGTACAAGATCATGGACGACACGTACGGCGTCTACTACCCGACGGTACAGCGACTCGGGCAGCAGGCGGCGAAGTGGCCCGACTACCAGCTCCGCGACCTCCTGCAAAACCAGGGTTCGTGGCAGGGCGCCTTCCAGAACGGCACCGACGGTATCGCCCACTGGTCGACCGCTCACCCGATCGACTTCTACGACTCGTCGAAGGGGACCTACCCGAACGACTACTCGAACGGCGGCGTCGTCATCAACTCCATCACCGTCGGCGGGCGCCTGCACGCGAACGCGTTCGCGACCGTCGTCGAGGACATGAGCCGGCGCAAGTCGGAGAACGGCGAGTCGCAGCAGGTCAACGCGGACCTGCTGGTCGTTCCGCCGATGCTCAAGCTCACGGCGAGCGCGATCTTGCAGGCCCAGTTCATGGGCCTCCCGGTCGTCGGCTTCCAGGGCACCGGCACGGGCGCGAACGCGGCGCTCGTCGGCACGACCGAGAACGTGATGAAGGCGTGGACCGACATGCTGATGTGGCGCGACCTTGGCGGGTCGACGAGCATCGGCGGCGGCACCTACGACGACATCTGGTACGTGCTCGACACGAGCAAGCCGATCCGGCCGTTCTCGTGGCTGCAGAACATGGCCGCGCAGTTCGCGTTCCTCATCAACCCGACCGACTCGGTCGTGTTCAACACGCACACGTTCCAGTACGGCGTCGAGGCGCGCGGTTCGGCGGCGTGGTCGCTGCCGTTCCTCAGCTCGCGCTCGGGGCCGTAATCGGAGCTCGCGGGCGATGCGGCTCGAAGGATCCTACGAGGGCGAGGGCACGAACGTCGGCGCAGGCCTGCCGAGCATCGCGGCGGTGCCCGACGCGCCGGCGCGTCCTGCTCAGCCCAACGACGTCACCGTCGACCGTCGCCGTCGTCTTCGCACCTCGAGCGAGAGCGCGCGCGACGCCACGGCGATCAGCGTCGGCGGCGGCGACCAGACGCTCAGTGTCGCCGCGCGCGGCGTCTACATCGGCACGGCGGGAAACCTCGTCGTGCGCCTCGTCGACGCGACCGCCGACACCACGTTCTCGAACCTCAGCGCTGGCTCGTACTACCCGTTCGCGATCGCCATCGTGCGGCAGACGGGGACGACGGCCGCCGGCGTTCTCCTCCTCTGACCCGTGGCCTACGCGACGCAGACCGACCTCACGAACGTCGGCGTCCCTGCGCAGGCGATTACGCCGCTCACGCAGGCGCAGATCAACGCGGCGCTCGACAACGCCAGCACGTTCGCCGACTCGTTCTTCCGCGCGCGCTGGGGCACCAACGCCGTCCCCCTCCAGGCGTGGGACTCCGCGGTCACCGAGGCGGTCGCCAAGATTGCCGCGTTCCGGCTCCTCAAGGTGCGCGGCTACTCGCCCGGCAGCGGCGCCGACAGGCAGTTCCGCGAGGGCTACGACGACGCCGTCGCGTGGCTCGAGAAGGTGCAGCGCCAGCAGGCCCACCCGCTCGTCACGCTGGCGTCCAACGCGACGCCGACGGTGCAGCCGAACCTCGTCTCCGGCTCCGTCATCGACCTCTCGAACGGCGCACGCGGCACCAACCGCGGGTGGTGAGCCGATGCCAGGCATCGCGCAGCTCGTATCGCTGATCTCGAACGACGTCGTCGCGAACCTCGCGACGCTGTCGCCGCCGGTGGTGCTGACCGACAACGGCATCGTGCTCGGCAAGGTGAGGCGCGCCGAGAACAGCATCGCGCCCCGCATCGTCTTCATCCCGAAGTCCTCGAAGTTCGGCCCCCGCTCCGTCTCGAGCGCGTCGAACGCCTACCCGCAGCGCGCGCCCGGCACGCGCATCCTCGGCATCGTCCCGACGGCGCGTGGCACCGGGTACGGCGGCGGCACCACGGTGTCGATCACCGGCGGGGGCGGCAGCGGCGCTGCGGCAACGCCCATCATCGTCGCCGGCGCCGTCGTCGGCTACTCGCTCACGAGCGCCGGGCAGGACACGTACACGTCGCCACCGACGGTGACCGTCAGCGGCACCGGCACCGGCGCGACGGCGCGCGCGATCCTCGACTACACGCCGGAGCAGCGCTCTCAGCTCCTCACGCGCTCGATCGCGACCGAGCTCGTGACGTTCATCGTCCACTGCTGGGGCGTCGCGCAGCCGCCGGACCCGAACGGCGACTTCGACGCGACGCAGGTGCTCTATCAGCAGGTCATCCAGAGCACGCACCGGCTCGCCGCCGGTCGCTACGAGGTCGGCCCGCTCCAGTGGGTCGACGCGCAGCCCGGCGCCACGCAGCTCGACGTCTACGGCCACGCCGTCGACTTCACGCTGACGCTGGCGACCCCGGTACTCGACACCGCGCTCACGCTCGCGCCGGTCGGCACGGTCGGCCAGGCGACGATGCAGCTTCAACCCGCGGACGGCTCGGCGCCGGAGACCGCGGTGGTCATCAACCCGCTTTAGCGCGCCCGCGAGCGCGCCACCTCAACACGCGGCCCGCGATGGCGGTCGCCGCGAAGGGACAGGTCCATGGGTCTCGCGAGCGGCGACGTCCTCATCACGATCTCGGACGGCGGAGGCGGATCCGTACTCGTCCCCGCGTCGAACACGCAGGCGGTCTACGGCTGCTGCCAGAGCGGTACGGCGAACCAGCCGTTCGCCACGCGATCGCCGGCGGCGCTCCTCTCGACGTTCGGCTACGGCCCGGCGACCGAGTACGCGGCGCTCGTCTGCCTCGCCGGCGGCACGGTGATCTTCAACAAGGTCGCGACCCAGACGACGGGCTCGCAGAGCGCGGTCACCTTCACGGGCACCGGCACGAGCGTTATCACGACGACGGGCAACTCGCTCGATACGTACTACGTCCTCGTCAAGGTCGTCACCGGCGGCACGATCGGCACGACCGGGATCATTCTCCAGATGTCGCTCGACGCGGGTCGCAACTTCTCGAGCGTGGTCGCGCTTGGAACGGCGACGACGTACGCGATCCCGCAGACCGGGATCACGCTCAACTTCGGCGCGGGCACCCTCGTCGCCGGCGACCAAGCGACGTTCCAGGGCAAGGAGCCGACGTGGAACACGACGGGCGTGCAGAGCGCGCTCAACGCCTTCCTCGGCTCGCAGTACGGCCTCCTGCCGATCGGCTCGTCGTTCCTCGTCGGCGACCTCACCGGCGCGAACTGCACGACGATCCAGGGCTACCTCGACACGCTCGCCACGGGCTACGCGTTCACGCGCATGTTCGGCAACGCGCGCGACGCGTCGCCGGCGAGCAAGTGGGGCGGCACGGGCGAGAGCGAGGCCACGTGGATGGCCGCCATCCAGACCGACTACAGCGGCACGACGGCGAAGCGCTTCTGCATCTCCGGCGGTCACTGGAACATGCCGTCCGCCTTTCCGAACGGGGGCGTCGGCTTCCGCTACCGCCGGCCGCTCTCGTGGGCCGCGGGCGCGCGCCAGGTCCTCCTTCCGCCGCAGCGGCACAACGGCCGCGTGAAGGACGGCTCGCTCGCCGCCATCGCGCTCGACCCGGTAAACGACCCGCTCGACGGGTTCGTCTACCACCGCGAGGACGTCACCCCCGGCCTCGACTCGCTCACCGCGAGCGGCTCGGTCGGCGCGTCGCGCTTCATGAGCTCGCGCATGCGTCCGGGCCTGCCGGGCGTCTACATCACGAACCCGCTCCTGATGGCGGCGCCGGGCTCGGACTTCTCGCTGATGCCGTACGGCTCGGTGATGGACTTCGCGGCTGCGCAGGTCCACTCCGTCGGCCAGCAGGTCGTCAACGACGACGTCCGGCTCAACGCGAACGGGACGATCTACGAGAACGACGCGCGCACGATCGAGAACTCGCTCAAGCGTGCGCTCGACGCGACGATGACCAACGCGAAGATGTGCTCTTCGCTCACCGTCGCCGTCGACCGCACGACGAACGTCGGCCTGCTCAAGGCCGTGAACGTGACCGTGACGATCGTCTCGCGCGGCTACGTGCTGACCGTCAACGCGACGCTCGGCTTCGCGAATCCGCTGGTAGCGTAGCGCACGGCGCGCGCGCACCGCCACAGACCACGCAACGGCCGGAGTAGCGGGCGCGCGCCCGGCCACGCGTCACCGACCGAGGTCGATGCATGGCCACTCCGATCACGTTTCCGCTCATCAACGGCGTCCGGCACGCGTGGGCTTCGATCGAGATCAACGTCGCCGGACAGATCATTATGGGCATCAAGTCGATCAACTACTCGCGCACCAGGACGCGCGTGATCGGCTACGGCACCTCGCAGGACCCGCTCTTCAAGACGCGCGGGAAGAACGAGTACAAGTGCGACTTCGAGATGTTCCTCGCCGAGTTCAACTTCCTCCAGCAGATCCTGCTGGGGCAGGCGAACGGCGGCGTCGCGGCGGTGAACACCGGCGGCGCGGCCCCCGCGCAGACGGCGGCCGGTTACGGCGACGTGTTCTTCTCGATCCTCGTGACGTACTCGGAGAGTGGCCTCGACACGATCCAGGATCGGATCGAGGGCAACACGCTCGACACGACCGACGCGTCCAACAGCGAGGGCGCGGACCCGACGGTGCGCAAGGTCGAGACGAACCCGCTCAAGATCTACTTCAACGGCGCCGACGACGCGCAGTTCCAGCTCGCGCCGCCGCCGCAGTGACAGGGTGACCGATGACCCGAGAAGACCTGATCGCCGCGTGCAAGCAGAAGGACCCCGGGTTCTCGTACCTGCGCGTTCCGCTCGACGACGGCGGCGTGCTGTTCCAGGCGCGCGCCGCGGGGCTCGAGCACTCGAAGCGTCTCGCGAAGGGCGAGATGGCGGGCGCCGACGCCGCCGAGCTCGAGCTGCTCGAGGCCGCGCTCACGCACTACGACGACCGGCACGAGACGCCGGTGACCCACGTCGAGGGAAAGATCGTCGACACGAAATAGCAGAACGACTCCGCGCGTAGGGGACGCCCGCGCGCTTGCAGCACGACCAGCGTCGCAGCCGACGGGCGTGGCGCTCCTCATCACCGAGAGAGGGACGTCATGGCGCTCAGCGAAGAGCAGATCCAGGAGTTCGAGCAGAAGCACGGCAAGGTCGCCCACTGCAAGGCCAAGAGCGGCGCGTGGGAGGCGGTCTTCCGCAAGCCGACGCGCCCCGAGTACAAGCGGTGGCGTTCGCAGACTGCGAACGAGGCGACGCGCGCCGACGCGCAGGAGATCCTGCTCACGTCGTGCGTCGTGTACCCGGAGCGCGTCGCGTTCCAGGCGCTGCTCGACCAGTACCCGGCGATCCCCGAGACGTGCGGGACCGCTGTCGGCAAGCTCCTCGACTGCGAGGTCGAGGAATCGGAAAAAGTCTGAGGTCGGCTCGCGCACGCCAGCGAGCCGACCTTTTTGCGTTCACGGACGGGCTGATGGCGTGGGCGCGCGGCGACGAAGACATCGAAGCCGAGGCGGCGGCGCGCGACGTCGCCGAGGTGATCGCGCTCGCGCGCGTGTGGCTGCGCGCGCAATTCAAGGATCCCGGGCGATGAGCATCTTCGGCAGGTACGAGTCGGCGAGCTCGCTGCCGGAGTTGATCGCGTCCGTCGATGCCGTCGCGAACAGCTTCAACGACTTCGCCGACGCCGTGGAGCGCAACATCGCCGACGCGATCCAGGAGCAGTTCGACGCCGGCGTCGGCCCCGACGGCGAGGCGTGGGAGCCGCTGGCGAACGGCGGACCGTCGCACCTCACCGACTCGGGCGACATGCGCGGCAGCGTCGTCGTCACGCATGTTGGCGGCGGCGAGGTAAGCGTCACCGTCGACGATCCGGCCGACTACCACCAGCGCGGGACGTACAAGATGCCCGCGCGCCAGATCCTGCCCGAGGACGACACGATGCCCGCGTCGTGGGAGGCGGCCATCGAGGCCGCGGCTGAAGAGGTGCTCGGGCCCATGAGCGCGGCGGCGGAATGATCACCGGCTCGAGCGCCAACGTCGCGCAGCTCGCGGCGTACACCATCGGCTGCACGATCACCGGGCCCGCGCCGTACACGGTGACGTTCGGGCCCGTCGTCGCGAACCCCGCAGCGACGCCGACGCAGCCCGCATTCCCGACGCCGCTGGCGTTCGCGATCCCCGCCGCGCTGGCGACGGCGCGCGAGACAGCGGCGCTCTCCGCGGCGCCCGGCACGCCGGTCGCGACGCTCTTCGAGTTCGCGCTACTCGACTACCTCCGCAACGGCGGTACCTGAACTCAGGCCACGAATGATCTCTCAGACCCTCGGCCTCACGGACATGGTGTCGGGCCCCGCCTCGAAGGCCAGCGGTAGCCTGCGCGCGTTCGCCAAGAGCCTCGACAACGCGCTCGGCATCGCATCGCAGGGACGCAACGCCCTCGGCCAGTTCACCGAGTCGATCGGCCCGCTGACTGGCGTCGTGGATGCCATCGCGCCGTTTGCGCCCGCGCTTCTCGCCGTCGCTGGCGCCGCCGTCGTCGCAGCCGGCGCGCTCGTGGGTCTCATCTTCAAGGGCTCCGAGCTCGCGCTCGAGGTGACGGAGATGCGCGACGAGCTCCGGACGACGTTCGAGGCGCTCGGCAACGGCCCCGGCGCCGGTGCCAAGACGCTGGCGATGCTCGACCAGCTGGGGCTCAAGCTCCCGCAGACGACGAAGCAGCTCGGGGAATGGGCGACGACGCTCATGAGCGCCGGCATGCGCGACGCGCCCGCGCTCGAGAAGGGCCTCAAGGCGATTGCGAGCGCGCAGGCCATCATTGGATCGCAGGGCGACGCCGCGGCCAAGAAGGTCACGACGCTCCTCTCGAAGCTCTCGGAGGCGGCTCAGCTCCACAAGCCGTTCCAGCTCACCGAGAAGCAACTCCAGGGCATCGGTGTCGACGTCGCCGACATCGCCAAGCAGCTCGGCATCCCCGCCGCCAAGCTCCGCGCGATGATGAAGTCGGGCGCCGTCGACGCGAAGAAGTTCGGCGACGCGCTCCAGGAGGCCCTGATCGAGAAGGGCGCCGGTCCGCTCGAGAAGATGGGCAACCGCCTCTCGGTAGTGTGGGGCAAGTTCAAGGAGAACATCGGCCTACTCTTCGCCGACGTCGACACGGGCCCGTTCATCGCCGGTCTGAAAGACGTCCTCTCGATCTTCGGGCAGAACACCGCGAGCGGGAAGGCGATGAAGGCCGCGATCACGGGCGCGTTCAACGCGATCTTCTCGGTCGCCGCGAAGGTGTTCCCGTACGTCAAGGCCGCGCTCCTGCAGGTCGTGATCGCGGGCCTCAAGATCTACATCGCGCTCAAGCCCGCGGCGAAGGCGCTGTCGGAGCTATTCAAGTCGGGCAAGGACGGCCAGGGCCTGGCGACGTTCATGCGCATCCTCATCCCGATGTTCGACCTCATCGTCGGCGGAGCGAAGGTCGCGTCGCGCGGGATCGTCGCGTTCGTCGGTGTCGTGAAGATGATCGAGGGCGCGTTCGACAGCGCGAAGGCCAAGGTCACGGCCGTCATGGCCGAGATCAAGAGCATCGTCGGCGGCGGCGGCAGCGCGGCGGGCGGTTCGCTGATCGACGGTCTCGTCGCCGGCGTCGAGAGCAAGTCGGGCATGATCATGGCCGCGATCCGCAACCTCGGCGGGTCGATCATCGACAGCTTGAAGGGCGCGCTCGGCGTCCACTCGCCGAGCACGGAGATGATGAAGATCGGCAACTTCGCCGGTCAGGGCCTGGCGCTCGGCATGAAGGCGTCGAACGACAACGTCGGCGGCGCCGCCGCGAGCATGAGCGGCGCGACGATGGGCGGGGCCGCCGCGGGAGCGAAGGGCGGCCCGTCGAGCGGCGGCGGCATCCACATCGACAGCATCACGATCAACATCAACGGCGCGGGCAACGCTCACGAGCTAACCGAGCAGGCGGCGGCACTCATCTTCGAGCGCATCGCGCTCGAGCAGGGCCTCGGCACGGCGGCGTAGTTCGCGTGAACAAGACGCTCGACGCTAGCGTCCAACGATAGATGGCCAATTCAGAGGCGAAGCGCCGGTACAACGCGAAGTGGGCGGCCGAGAATCCCGAGAAGGTCAAGGCTTCGTCGGAAAAGTGGCGAGCCAACAATCGAGAGCAGAAGCGGGCCGAGAGCGCCGCGTGGCGTGCGGCGAACGCGGACAAGACGCGCGAGTACCGCGAGCGTCGCGATCCTGACGAGAAGCGTGCGTATCACGCTGCCTATTACAGGGCGAACAAGGATCGGCTGCGAGCGCAATCGCTCGCGTATGCCCGCTCGCATCGAAGCGAACGGCTGCTCTCGCGGAGGGCGCACTACCTCAAGTCCAAGTTCGGACTCAGCGTTGCCGAATACGACACGATGCTCGCCGAGCAGGGAGGCGTCTGCGCGATCTGTCGTGCACCGGAGGACGGCAAGCGCCTAGCCGTCGATCACTGCCACACGACCGGCGCGGTCCGCGGGCTCCTATGCCAGCGGTGCAATCGCGGCATCGGGCACTTCGCCGAAAGCGCAGAACGACTGCGCGCTGCGGCCAACTACGTAGAACGATGTCAGGACAAGTCGACCCCTTCAGCAACTCGGCCGCATGGGACGTCGTGCGGATCGCCGGCGTCGTCTCGCCTGGAGTCTGCGAGATCAGCGAGGCGAAGCGCGGGTTCGAGTTCGACGTAAAAAAGGGCAAAGGAGCCTTCGGAGCAACCGCCACCTTCGTCGGCCGCCCGCCGGCTCGCCTCACGCTGAAGTTCTCGTTCTGGCAGGCGTCGCAGTTCGCCGCCTGGGATCAGTACCGCCCCCTCTTCAAGTACGATCCCACAAAAAAGGCCATTCAAGCGATCGACATCTACCATCCGTCGCTCGCAGACATCGACATCACGTCCGTCGTTTGCGAGGAGATCGGCGCGATCGTCCATGAAGGCTCCGGCCTATTCACCGTCACGGTGAAGCTCCTCGAGTACTTCCCGCCGCCGAAGAAAAGCGCGGTGTCGACGCCGAGCGGATCGCAGTCGACGAACCCGAACCCGGGCGCGACGCCGGGTCAGCAACAGCCGAGCGCGCAGGACGCGCAGCAGCAGCAAATACAGAACCTCTTGCAGCAGGCGCAGCAGCCGTGAAGCGTCGCATCGAGGTCGAGCTGTGCGGAATGTGCTCGGATGGCGAGCCCGAACTCCGAATCATCGAGGTTCGAGGCAACAGCCGCCGCGTAATGTACCGGCTACGTGAAGAGGATCTCGCGCGCGTCGTCGCACGCGCGATGGAAGAGCCAGTGTTCGTGGCTGAGTGACCCGTGGCCTCCGTCGACTTCGCGGACCTCAACGGGCACCGGATCATCTCCGGGTCGATCACGATCCCGTACTACGGCACGTGGTCGGGCGACGTCGTCCTTGCGCTCTCCGACCAGCTCACGAACCCCGCCGTCGTCACGTTCGCCGACATCACGCTCACGGGCGCGATCTGGCGGCAGTTCGCGTTCACGAGCTCGAGGAGCGCGCGCCTCGTCGGCGGCGCCGGCGGGTGGAGCCAGCCCGTGCCGGCGATCGCGTACAACAACCCGGGTGGCGTCGCGATGTCGATGGTGCTCGGCGACGTCGCCGCGCTCGTCGGCGAGACGATCAAGATCGCGCAGGACGCCGTCGTGGGGCCGACGTTCGTGCGCGAGGCCGCGCCGGCGGCGCGCACGCTGCGGCAGCTCGCCGGAATCAACTGGTGGGTCGACCCGTCGGGCATCACGCAGATCGGACCGCGCACGAACCTCACGCCGATCACGACCGACTTCCAGGCGACCGAGTACTCGGGTGGTAAGGGGCAGTTCAAGATCGCGACCGAGCACCCGGCGGACTGGATGCCGGGCCGCACGTTCTCGAACGAGGTCGTGACGACGACCCAGACGATCGACACGGTCACGCACACGTTCACGAACGACGGGCAGCATCGTCTCGAAGTGCTCGCGTCGCCGACGACGGTGAGCGGCGACCGGATGCTCGCGAACCTCCGCCAGATCATCCGCGCGGAGTTCCCGCAGCTCACCTACGGAGCGATCTACGAGTACGCGATCCAGGCGGTGGCGGCCGACGGCTCGACGGCCGACGCGGTGCCGACGTCGACAGCGCTGCCGTTGCCGCAGCAGATCAAGATCCCGCTCCGGTCGGGGCTCCTCGGTGAGGCTGTCGTCGCCAAGATCGGCGTGCGGTGTCGGGTCGTCTTCATCAACGCGGACCCGACTCGACCCGCGGTGATCGGCGCGGACGGCCCGCCTGGGACGTCCACGATCGACGCGACGCAGACCATGAACATCGCGCCATCGGCCACGGCGGTCGTCATAGGCGCTGGCAGCGCGTACGCCGCGCGCGTCGGCGACACGGTCGTCGCGGGCGGCTTCACCGGCACGATCACGACGGGATCGACCAAGACGAAGATCGGGTAGCGCGATGGCACTCAACGCCGGCAACGCCGCATGCACGACGGGTCTCTCGTCGCGCATCTACAACAACCTCACCGGCGATCCGTCCTCCGGCGCGGTGGCCAACGCTGCGCTCAAGTCGCTCTGCTACAATATCGCGCTCGCTGTCGTCGCTGAGATCCAGGCGAACGCCTCGGTGCCTGGCACGGGGCTCGTCGCTCCGAACGGCGGCGGTCCTGTCACCGGAGCAGCGGCGGTCCAGTGACGGCGCCGGTCTTTCCGTCCCAGGTCAATTACGGGCTCGATCTTTCGTGTGTCACGGACCTTGACCCGGGCATGGTCGAGGTGACCGGCCGCACGTGCCTCGTGCAGGCGCTCGCGCGCAGGCTGATCACCGCGCGCGGCACGCTGATCGACGATCCGAACTACGGCTTCGACCTCAACCAGTTTCTGAACGACGATCTCGACGCCGCTGACGTCGCCCGCATCGGCTCCGGCATCGACGCCGAGTTCTTGAAGGACGAGCGCGTACTGTCATCGACGACGACGGCGGTGCTCAACGTTGGCGGCGCGCTCGTCGTGACCGCCCAGATCCAGGACCAGCAGGGTCCGTTCAAGCTCGTTCTCTCGGTCGGCTCGGTCTCCGCGACGATCCTCTCGATCACGCCCTCCTGATGGCCCTCGACGTCACCTCCCTCTTCACCCCCGCGACGCAGCAGCAGTGGCTGCAGACGCTGCTCAACCTCGGGCAGCAGGTCGGCCTCACCACGACCGCGTGGCAACCGGGCGGCGTCACGCGCACGATCCTCGTGATCACGAGCTACGCGCTCGCTGCGGCCGACACGATCGTGTCGACGATGAACCAGGGCGGGTTCCTCGACAACGCGGCGCTCGTGACGCCGGATCCGAGCGTGACCCCCGGCGTCGCGCCTGGCTGGCTCGATATCCTCTCGGACGGCTCGTACAACAACCAGCGGATCCAACCGCAGTTCGCGACGTGCTCGATGGCGTTCACGAACACTGGCTCGAGCGCGGGACCGTACCAGCCGGGGACGTTCCACGTCCTCAACCCGTCGACCAACAAGACGTACTCGAACCTGTCGACGTTCACGATCGCGGCGCAGACGCTCGTCGGCAGCGGAGTCACCGGCGCGACGAACGCCTCGCCGATCGTCATCACGACCAGCGCGGCGCACGGGCGCGCGACCGGGGACGTCGTGACCATCGCTGGCGTCGGCGGCAACACCGCCGCGAACGGCACCTGGACGCTGACGGTCGTCGACGCGACGCACTTCTCGCTCAACGGCTCCAACGGCCTGTCGAGCGGAGCCTACACGAGCGGCGGCACGGTCAACCTCTGCACGACCGCGTCGTTCCAGGCGGACGCCCAGGGCGCCGCGAGCTCGGCGGCGATCGGCGCGATCACGTCGCTCGTGACGGCGATCGTCGGCGTGAGCTGCACGAACACGACGGCGGCGACGGGGACGAACGCCGAGTCGAACAGCGCACTCGTCACGCGCGACCGAAACAAGCTCCAGTCGCTCTCGCCGAACGGAGCGAAGGGCGCCTACGCGTACGTGGCGACCAGCGCGACGCTCGCGCCCTACAGCCTCTCGCTCAAGGGCGGGCCGATCACGCGCGTGACGGTGGCGGTGAACCCGAACACCGGCGCGGTCACCGTGACCCTCGCCAACGCGAGCGGCGCGCCGGCGGGCGTCTCCGGCTCGGGGCAGATCACGGGGGCCACCAACGCGAGCCCGATCGTCATCCAGACGAGCGGCGCGCACGGCCTCTCCACCGGCGACCTCGCCGTCATCTACGGCGTGAACGGCAACACGGCCGCGAACTGCACGCTCGCGACGCCGTGGACGATCACCGTGGTGGACGCGACGCACTTCTCTCTGAACGGATCCACGGGGAACGGGGCGTACACGAGCGGCGGGAACCTCGAGGGCAGCGACCTGGGTCTCGTCGACGCGCTCATCCAGGCGAACGCGGATCCGAACGCGGTCACTGTCGTCACCCAGGCGGCGACGACGCTCTCGGTCACCGTGGCCGCGACGGTCTGGGTGCCGGCGGCGCAGAAGAGCGCCGTCGTCTCGGCGGTGCAGAACGCGCTCACGAACTACTTCGCCAGCGTGCCGATCGGCGGCTTCACGACCGGCGTGCCGACGCCGAACACGATGCCGTTCGACGCGGTCCTCGGCGCCGTGCAGAACGCCGCGCCGTACATCCAGGACTCTACGCTCACGCTCAACGGCGGGACGGCCGACATTGCGCTGACCTCGACGCAGGTGCCGGTCATCAGCGGCACGCCGACGATCACGGTGAACACCTTCTGATGCGCGGCGTACGCGATCTCATTGCGGCGATCTCGCCGCGCTGGCTATCGGACCAGACGACGGGCGTGGGCGCAAAGCTCATGTACACGATCGGGCTCGCGATCGACGCGTACCTCGAGAAGCTCAATCAGGGGATGCGTGCGCACATCCCTACGTACGGAGACGCGTCGGCGCTGCCTCTACTCGCAGCGGATCGACTGCTCGTGCAGGGGCCGAACGAATCGGCGACGTCGTTCGCCTCGCGGCTGAAGTTCGCGCTCGACGACTGGGCGCGCGCGGGCAGCGATCGCGCCGTCCTCCGGCAGCTCCTCGGCACCGTGCTCCCGTCGACGCCGCAGGCGCGCATGGTGAGCGACTCGAGCGTGTGGAACACGTACGCGGCGAGCGCCGACACGACGCAAGAGCCCGCGCATGGCGGCGTCGCGACGTGGAACTGGGACGGCCTCGGGATCAGCGCCGGCGGCTCGATCTGGTGGCGCGTCTGGCCGATCCTCTACTCGGTCGCGCCGCAGGCCTTCTGCACCGACGAAGGCGTGTGGGGCGACGGCGACGCGTACGGCGACGACACGAAGTCTTGGGGCCTCGGCGTCCCGAGCGGCACGGTGAGCGGCTGGCGCGCCGTCGTCGGGCAGTGGAAGGCCGCGCACGCGGTCGTCCCGTGGATCGTCGTGAGCTTCGACGGGACGCTGCTTGACCCGACGGGGGTCGGAACGAACCCGGACGGCACCTGGGGCTCGTGGGCGAAAGCCGTCGGCGGGCAGTGGGTCGCCGCGCGCGCCGCGAACGCCCGGTACTGCGACGGGATCACCTGAGGCCCTCGAGGCCTTCGAGGATGGATGAGCACCCAATACAACGGCCTGCCGACGAACGTCACGCCGTCGAGCGCGATCAACATCGCGAGCTCGACGAACGCGACGCCGCCGCAGATCACGACGAGCTCCGCGCACGGGTACTCGACCGGCGATCGCGTCTTCATCCAGAACCACACGGACGGCGCGTCGCACTTCTTCTACAACGGCCTCTGGCAGATCGTCGTCACTGGCGCCACGACGTTCACGCTCGTAGGCGGCGTGGCCTCTGGGTTCGCCGGCAACACCTCCGGCACCGTCACAAACCAGGGCTTTCAAGCGGCCGGCTCGTCGAACGGCGACAGCTCGTACGCGATTCCGAGCGACGGCGACAAGCGGAGCGCGGCGAGCGTCAACGTCGCCCTGCAGCACCTCGGCGACTGCACGCGGTGGCTGAAGAGCCGCGTCGGCATCTACGTCCCGGTCCAGGTGGGGACGGCCGGCAACGAGGATCTCACGAACACCTCGTACTGGTCGTCGTCCACGACGGCGGGGACCTTCACCCTCGTCACGGGTGTCACCCTCACGCTCGCGAACGCGGCGGTCGCCGGAGACCTGATCGAAGGCGCGATCATCTTCCAGGCGCTCGGCAACGGCACGGTCGCCGGCGGGGACTTCGAGGCGCGTTACAACGAGAACTCGGGCACCGACACGCGCGTCGCCAACTCGCGTCTTCGAACGTCGCAGCCGGCGGCATCGGGCAACCTGCTGGTACCGATGGTGCTGCCGTTCCAGCGCACGGTCGGCACAACCGGGGCGTGGAAGGTCACGCTCTACGGCGCGACGGTCACCGCGGCAAACTCGATTCAGGCCGCCGGCGACTGGCAGATCATCGCGCGGCACTGGCGGCTCGCGAGCACCTAGCATGTGGCTCGACGCCTTCTTTCAGTCCGCGTTCAAGCAGATCGCGAGCGGCGGCACGCTCGTCACCGGTCGGCCGACGATAAACTTCATCGGGCTCGCCGTCGCGGACAACGCGGCCCAGCAGCGCACGGACGTCACGGGGATCGCGCTCGCCAACGATCTCGGCGGGTCGATGGCCGCGCCGGCCGTCGTGCAGATCACGGGGAGCGCGGGGCAGATCCCGATCTTCGCGCTCTGCACAACGCTCGGCGCGTCGACGACGACTCCAGTCCCCGCGTTCATTGGCGGCGTCACGACCACGAACGCGACGACGACGGCCGTGCCGACGAACCTCGGCACGACGCTTCCGCTGCCGGACAACACCGTCGCCGACGTCTGGGGCGGGATCATCGGTCGCAACCACGCGAACAACGGCGACTGCTTCGCCTGCACGTACAACTTCGCGTATCAGCGCTTCGGCGGCGCCGCTCCGTCGGTCGTACGCGCGTTCGCCACAAGCAACGTCGCCACGATCGGAGGCGCGAGCGGGTGGGGCACGCCGTCGCTGACGGTGAGCGGCAACAACCTCGTGATCAACGTCACCGGCCTGGCCGCCACGACGATCGACTGGAGCGTGACGGGCCAGGCGCAGGAGCGATCATGATGCTCGGTCTCGGTCTCGCCATCGGCGGAGGAGTGTTCGGCGGCTTCAGGCCGACTCAGGTCGCAAACTGCGTGCTGTGGCTGCGGGCGGACCTCGGCGTCACGCTCGACGGCAGCAATAACGTCCAGCAGTGGAACGACCAAAGCTCGGGCGGGTGGAACGCGACGCAGGGCACCGCGGCGAACCGGCCCGGCTACTCGTCGAACGGCGGCCCGAACGGGACCGCGTACACGTCGTGGGTCGGCGGGCTCGGCGCGCATCTCCTCGCGAACGCGAGCTTCACCGCGCTCCCGCAGCCGTTCGAGTACTTCGTCGCCGCGCGCGCGCCGGGTAGCACGGCGTCGAACAAGTACCTGATCGACTTCGGCGCGGGCAACAAGAACGCGCTACTCGCCACAGGGAACACGACGACGATCGAGCAGTTCGATGGCAGCGTCGGCGGAACGATCACAACGACGGCCGCTGACGTCATCCTTGACGCGTACTTCAACGGCGCGTCATCGTTCCTCGCGCTCAACGGAGGCACGCAGAACACCGGCAATCCGGGCACGGCTACGGCTGCGAACGGCTACACGGTCGGCAACTTCGCCGGCTCCGGCTTCGAGTGGGGCGGCCGCATCTACGAGGTCGCGGTCTACAGCGCGCAGGTCTCGTCGACCGACCGTCTGAACATCACGCGGTACATGGGCGCGCGCTACGGGATCACGGTGCCCTGACACATGTCCTGGCTGGACGCGTTCTTTCAGGGCAACAAACAGCTCCCATCGGTCGCGTCGCACGCGGCTCTCCGCGCGACCGTCGGCACCGTCGGAAGCGCCATGATGGCGGCGTCGCGCTCGACGCCGCTCGATGGGGGCGGCGGCGTCTTCGCGTGGGTCGCGACGGCGAGCCCGCCGGCGGACAACGGCGGGACGATCATCGTACCGCCGCAGGGCGGCGGATACTGGCAACGCGTCTTCAGCGGCGCGCACGACGTCAAGTGGTTCGGCGCGAAGGGCGACAATTCGACCGACGATACCGCAGCGATCCAAGCCGCGATCAACGCCGCCCACGCGCTTATCACGGGCTCGAACCCGCAGGGCGGAGCGGACGTGCTCATCCCCACCGGCTACTATCGAGTCTCCACGTCTCTTCTGATCTATCCGTTCGTGGGTCTCGTGGGCCACGGCGGAGGGAGCGTCAACAACTCTCCGAGCACGATCGTCGCGACCGCAGGATTCACCGGCGCTGCAGGCGAGACCGGGACGCCGCCTGTCATACGCTTCGCCGACCGCACGCAAAACAACTACGGCGCGAAGCTCGAGAACCTCTCGATCAACGTCTCGCTCTTCGGTAGCGCGATCGTCGGTGTCGACTGGAGCTCTGGAAACAACGGTCTGATCCGCAACGTGGCCGTCATCGGCAACCCGCCGGGACCAGGTATCGGCAGCGGCGTACTAGGCTTCAAGGTCACAGACGACAACGGCGCGATCACGAATGCCGGGCTGACATCGACGTTCTTCAACACGTTTCTAAACTGCTCCGCGACGTACGTCGAGATCGGCCTGCACTGCAAGACCGGGACGGTCGGTGGCATGGCCGCAAACGACTTTATTACGCTCCTCGTTACCGGTTGTTGCAAGGCGATCCGTCTCGAGAGCTACGTCAGTTCGATGGGCCTGTCGTTCCGGAATGGGTACCTCAACCCGAAGGCGTCGCCGCCCGCGGGGGCGAAGGCGATCGAGTACGTCGGGACGGGCCGACCATATCTCGACGTTGTGTTCGACAACGTCGAGATCGAGAACTTCCCGACGGCGCCCGATCTGCCGATGGTCAATCAGACCATCCGTGCGGCGTTGGGATACCCCGAGCCCGAGACGGTGCAGTTAGTCGACGGGATGATCACGTCGAGGTCTGAGCGGCGTATCATCGTTGGCAACGTCGATACGCCTGGACTCGGCGAGACGAGTTCAAACCCGATCGCGCCGGCCGTCACGCACGGGTGCCAATCGCTAAGCTTCTGGGCAAAGGTTTCCAGCGGCACAACGCTCACCCAGGGTGTCGCGAACACGTTCCGATACTTCACGCAGATCGGCGCCGCCGCGTCGACGACAATCCCTGACCTGGTGCTGCGCTGCCACGCGAAGGCGATGGGAGGCCTCGTGCAACCCGCGAGCTTCGCCGGCGTCTGCTCCCTCCAGACGGCATCATGGACGGGCGGGCAGTCGTGGAACGCGTACGACATCTCGATCTACGTCGGCACGACGTTCACGCTCACGAGCGACCTCGTGTTCTTCATCGACGCCATGCAGCCGGCGGCGCTGTCGAACTTCAACCGGCTCACTGGAGGCTACGACTGACGTGGCACGCACGCCCCGCAAGTCCGAGCACCGTCCGCTCGAGCGTCGCGTCGACGCGCTCGAGAGAGGCCACCGAGCGATGCGCAAGGACCTCACCGGCCTGCGCAAGGACACGCGCGAGCAGACGGGCTTCATTCTCGGCATGCGCGCGAACCTAGCGCTGATCAAGTGGATGATCCCGGCGATCCCCGTCGTCGTCGTGGCGCTCTGGTGGCTCTTCACGCACGTCGCTCGCTGATTCACCGAGGCGCGCCGCGCGCGCCAACAACCGAGAGAGAAGGACCATGAAGCTGGCTCACTACGTCATGCTCGCGTGCGGCGCTCTGGCCGCAGGCTGCCCCGCGCTCGAGGCCGCGTTCCCGCCCGGCGCGACGCCGTACCTCAAGGCCGCGCAGGCGTGCCTGATCGTCGTCGGCAGTGTGCTCGGCGCGATCTCGCCATCGGCGACGTCGCCGGAGGCGCCATGACTCGTGTCGTCGCCGTCGCGTTGCTTCTCAGCGGGTGCGCCGCGAGCGAGGTGTCGCTCTACGCGGCGGACATGCAGGCGTGCGTCGAGACGGCGAAGAGCCGCGCCGACGCCGATGCCTGCCGCGCGAACGTCAAGGCGCGGTGGCACGACCGCTGGCGCGCCGAGTTTCCGGACGCAGGGTTCTAGCCATGCCTACGCTTGCTGAGGTTCTGAAGTTCCTCGAGTCTCTCCCGCTTGCCGATCTCCTCGCGTTCGCCGAGCGCGTCGAGGATCTGATCGCGCACAAACAGACCGCCGACGCCGTGAAGGCCGGCGAGGCCGCGGCGGATCTCGCTGCCGACGCGGCTGAGAACGCGAAGTTCCCGCGTCAGTGACTGAGCTGCCGGACGACGTCCGCGCCGGCGATCGAATCGCAGCGGTGCCATGTCCGGTGCGCCACGGCCAGACGTGCGCGCCGTGCTGGTTCTGCCGGGGCGGCGGGTACGTGTACGCGCGCGACTACGCGCGGTGGGTGTTCGCGGGGAGACCTCAGAGCAAGCCGGAGGACTGACGCATGGCGCGACGGCTGGTGGCGGACACGCTTGAGGTCACCGCGCCGCGCCGCCGCCGGCGACGCAATCCGCGCCTGCTCACGCGCCTCAACGTGCAAGGCAACGACTGGCGCGTCTACCTCACGAACGCCGACGACGAGCCGGATCTCGCCGGCGCCGACGGCGTGACGAGCGTCGACGACTCGCTGATCGCGCTCGACGAGCGGCTCGAGCCGACGCGGATGGGCACCGCGTTCCTCCACGAGTTGATCCACGCGTGTCTCAGCGCGCCGGCCTCCGTCGAGGTGCTGGCGCGCGTGTTCGAGTGCAAGCACGCGGACGTTCGCGGCCGCGAGGAGGCTCTCGTGTCGTATCTCGCCCCGATCCTGTTCGACACGCTCGCGCGCAACGGGCTCCTGAAGCTGCCGAAGGTGCCGAAGGTGCCGCGATGAGCGACGTCAAGCGCGCCATCGAAATCCTGTCGCGTCACACCGACAAGGACGCGGCATGGTTCGAAATCCACGAGGCGCTGCCGCACATACCGACGAAGGGCGCGCTCCGGAACAAGTTCGCGCGCGCGGGGCTCCGGTCGCCAACGACATACCTGCGCGGAGGCACCGCCGAGATCCCGATCGACCTGGCGCCGCCAGAGGAACCGAGTGTCGTAGTCGAGGACGATCCGCCGACGCAGCCGAGCGGACGCGCGCCGCACGCCGGACCATCGATCGCGAAGGCGCCATCGCCTACCATCCGCGCGCTGATGGACGCGCTCAAGCGCGAGCCGCGTACGGTCGAGGACCTCGCCGACGCGCTTGACCTGTCGCCGCGGCGAACGCGCGCGCTCGTCGACGAGGCGAAGTCCGCCGGGTACAGGGTCCAACTCGACGGCGCGCACGTCGGCCGGCCCCCATCAGAGCCGTCGCTCACCGAGCACCCGATCGCTGTCCCTGCCGCGGGCGCGTGGCGCATCTTCGCGGCGCTCGGCGACGTTCACGTCGGAAGCAAGTACTTCCGCCGCGAGTCACTGCTCGACTTCATTCGCATCGCCTACGCGCGCGGCGTCCGCACGTTTCTCCAGGTCGGCGATCTCCTCGACGGTGGCTACCGCTTCCTCTTCTGGGAGCAACACCAGCGCGGGTTTGATGAGCAGGTCGCAGAGGCGATCCGTGTGCTGCCTCAGCTGCCTGGCGCGGTGTACCACTTCATCGAGGGCAACCACGATCAAAGCCTCGGGGACACCTCGGGGCTCAACGTAGGCGAGGCGATCGTCAACGCGTTCCGCGCCGCCGGCCGACACGACATTATCTATCACGGCTCGCGAGGCGCGTACGTGCGACTGCTCGGCACCGGCGACTCGCGCGGCCTGCTCGCGCAACTCTGGCACCCACGCGGCGCCGCGAACGGCGTGTACGGCGCCGCGTATCCGCTGATCCGACACGTCGAGCGTTACGCGCCTGGGCAGAAACCTGACTGCCTGCTCGCGGGGCACCATCACGACTCGATCTACTTTCAGAAGCGCGGCGTGCACGCGTTCGCGTGTGGATGCTGGCAAGGCGGTCAGAGCGCCTTCGGCAAGTCGATCGGCGGTGCGCCAGCGATCGGCTCGTGGATCGTCGAGTATGCGCTGACGGAGGGCGGGACGGTGCGGAGCATGCGCAAAGAGTGGCTCGCCTATCCGGAGTCCGAAACGGTTCGCGACGTCGCGCTCGGGTGAAGGGCTGCCGGCATGCACACGCTCACGCTCGACACCTCGAACAGCGCGCGCCCGAACACGTATCACGTGAGCGGCGTCTGGGGTGGCCTCGTCGAGGTCGTCGCGTACGTCGCCCCCACCGATGTCACCGTCCCGCGCGTAGTGAGGCTGACGATCCAGATCGACGGCCCGCCGCGGCGCAGAGATCGCGACGGCGTGCACGCGCTCCTCGCGACGCGGATCGAAGGAACGACCTACTCCGTCGAGAGCGCGGTCGTTCACCCCGAGCTCGCACGCGACAGCTACGTCCTCCTCGGCCTCGAGGTCCCATGAGCGGCTCGTGGCCGGCGGCAGCGTTCGGGCCTGAGCGGCACGACACGACGCGGGAGATCCCCGCCGTCACGGTCGACGAGGCGCCAGACCCGATCATGTGCCCCGTCTGCACGGGAGATACGATCTACGACCCGCACGAACGCGTGCACGAGTGCATTCGGTGCGGCACGAAGATCGAGGCGTCAAAGTGAGCCCCAGCCTGCAGCTCGCGCTCGTCTGGGCATGCGTGATCGCGGTGCTCGTGATCGGGATGCTCGTGCCGCCGGACGACGAGCCGTGACCGACGACGACGAGGACACGAAGCCCGAGCTCGCGGGGGCGTCGATCCCGTGTCCGCTCTGCCAGGCTTCCGCCGACGCCGCGTGCTGGCTCTGTCGCGGCCGTGGCCGTGTGGCGGGGCCGCGTCTCGAGCAGTGGATCGTGCTCGGGCGTCCGCTGGTGAAGCCGGCGGAGTGGTGATCGCGTGAAGCGGGCACGGGTCTACTACGCGCGGCTGACGAAGCGCGAGGCGCGAGTCTACCGCGACGACCATGCGAACACGCTGGCGGCGAGCGGGATCATGAGCGCCCTCGCGATCGAGGTGTTCCTGTGGAGCGAGCTCGCGAAGCATCGCTTCAAGCTGAGATCCTGACCTGGCCTCGCGAACGCCTCGTGCGCTGCGCGTGGGCGTGCGGCATCGGCGGGGCGGAGCGAATGACGGACGGAGAGCTGCGCCGCCGATTGGCGGTATGGCCGGAGGCGTTGGCGATGAAGTTCGGAGAGAAGATCGCCGCGTTCGCGCGCGCGCACGTCGGCTGCTCCGCGCACCACAACCCGGACCTCTATCTCGAGGCCGTGGCGCCGCCGGCCGACCGAACGGGCCCGCACGTCGCGTACTTCATTTCGCCGCACCCGCCGTCCACATGCGCGCTCTTCGCGTCGCGCTGCCTCGCCGACGGCGGAGGCCTCGACGACAAGGAGATCAACGAGGACTACGCGCTCGAGGTCGGGAGCGCGGTGGCCAACGTGCAGATCGTCGCCCAGCGCCGCAACGCGCTCGAGCACACGACGTGTCCGACGGTGCCGTTCGCCGAGGGCGATATCGTCATCATCGACGGGCCGCCATACGGCGTCCACGTGGTCGTGATCACCGAGGACGTCACGGTGCAGCCGGACGGCTCGTGGACGGGCAAGACGGCGCAGGGCGGCCAGGCCGACGGCGGCGTGCAGGCCTTCGACTCGTCCTGGCACGTGCGCGGCGGCAAGATGTACGCGGGCACAGGTCAGCGCAACGTCATCATGGTCGCGCGCGCGGCGAAGTTCGGGATCGACGACAACGTCGTGGCGCAGCCGGAGATCAGCGGCCCCGAGGCCGACGGCGGCACCGCGACCGGGCGCGCGGACTACCCCGAGGACGCGCCAACGTGAATCACAAGCGTAGACGCCCGAAGCACAGGCGCGCCGGGTGCCTGCTCTGCAAGCCGCACAAGCGCAATCACGCCGAGATCAAGTTCCGCGATCCGCCTGGTGCGCGCCGCCGCATGCAGGATCGCGTCGAGGCTGAGACGTAACCGCCATGCGCCTCGCCGTACTCGCCCTCGCGCTGCTTGCGATGGTCGGGTGCCCGAGGCCTCCGCTACGGCACCCAGCCGGCGTCTGCGCGCGCGTGTGGACGTACTCGGTCGAGGACCTCAAGGTCGACCGCCACGCCGTACGCCAAGCGTTCGACGAGTGGACGGTGGCGACCGGCGGGCGCGAGTGCTTCGTACTCTCGGACATCCAGCCCGCGATCCGCATAGTCACCGTAAGCACGCAGGCCGAGCTCGACGCCGTGTGCGCGGGCCATGTGTTCGCCGAGGTCGCTGGTTGCTGGAGCGGAGGCCTCGGCATCCTCTCGATCGCGCCGCGCAACCTCTGGGGCCGCCAGCTACGCGCGATCCTGGTGCACGAGATCGGGCACGTGCTCGGGCTCGAGCACTCGACGGCGCTGGTGACTGCGATGCGCGCGCAAATCGGCGACTCGCCGCTCGATGGGCCGATCCCGGCTTCGGACAGAGAGGAGTACTGTCACCGATGGCGCTGCGATTGATCCTGCTCGTGCTCGCGTCCTGCGCATACGGCGCCTCCGACGACGTCGCCGACGCGGGCGACGAGCGAGTGTCCGATGTCGCTCCGGTGATCGCCGGAGATGCGCCGCCGGCGCCGACGTGGGATCCACACGACGATCCGGGTGGAGGCGCGGCGCCGTACGTACCGCACGTGAGGGCCGCCGAGTGACACCGACGCCGTACGCCGTCGACGAGTCGATCGTCTACTTCTCGCCGGGCGACGCCGAGGATCTCGACCGCTACGTCGCCGACGCGCGTGTGACCGCGGCGTTCGTGATCTTCACACGGCGCGTCCAGTGGACGCTCAACGGGATCGCGGTCGAGGAGGCGCCGTGCGCCTGACCTGATCGTCCACCGCGACGTCACGCTCGACAACACCACCCGCCCCCGCGGCGCCGACGAGGCGCTCCGGGGGCTTTCGCATTTCACCGCACTCGAAAGGAGCCGCCGTGGCCCTCTACGTCTACCTGCTCGCCCTCCTCGCGTCCTTCCGCCCCGCGTGGGCCGACCGCCTCGAGGCGCCGGCCGCGCGCGCCGATCGCCTCGCCGATCTCGCCGCGGAGATCGTGCTCGCCGTCGAGGCCGAGCTCCCGGACGCCGAGGCGCAGCGCTCGTACGCCGTCACGCTGGCCTACGTCGCGTACCGCGAGACGACGCTGCGCCGCGATCGGCAGCACGCGTGCTACCGCGATCGCGGCCTCCGCGGCGAGGACTACGGCGTCGCGTGCGGCGCGTGGAGTCTGCACGGGCCGCCTGGCGCTGCGGCGTCGCTGCGTGTGATGCGCGTGAATCCCGGCGCGTGGTGCCTGCCGCGTCGCTCGCCGTGGACCGGGATCCCGAGCGCCGCGGAGTTTTTGCGTATGCACCCGATCCCGCAGACGCCGTCTGCGCAGTGGGAGACGTGGCGGCCGGTTAGTCCCGGGCTCGCGGCGGCAGCCCAAGCGAGTCCCTAATCGCGTCCTCCGCGACCTCGCTCGGTGACCTGCCATCCGTCGCCCGCGCGCGCACCGCCTCGATCACGTCGCGTGGCATGGTCCAGTAGGTCTCGATCCGGTGTCGGCGCTCGTCGGGGGTCGAGTACCAGTCGGGGCGGTGCGCGCGCTTGGCTCTCGGCATCTACTCCTCGTCGATAGCTGTCTCGATGCGCCCGAGCGCATCGCCGGCCATCTCGCGGAGACGATCCGAGCGATCGTCGCCGCGGAGCGCGAGCAGCCCGGCGCGGAACGCCGTCACCCAGCGACGCGCCGCATCTGGGTCGCGCTGCTCGAACGCGGCGAAGACGTTGAATCTTGCCGTCTCGAGTTCCTGCCGCTCGCGACCATCCAGCGCTCGCACCGCGGAGCGGAGGACGTGTAGCTCGGGATCGATTTCGCTGCGAGATCTCATGCCCCGAAACCCTCCGCGATGGCCGCTCGGATCTCTCGACGCAGTTTCGGCGGCGCGTGTTTCGACGCGCAGACGAGGAGCGCGACGATCCGTGCCCACGTATCCGCTCGGATCGTGACGTAGACGCACGAGCTCACGACTGCACCTCTACGATCCGAAACAGCGGCACGCCACTCCGCATCGTCTCCGAGCCGTACTCGATGTCCTCGTCGAGCGCCCACCGGCAGCCGACGATATCAGGGCTCGCGCCGATCGACACGAGCCACGCCTCGGCCTCGGCCTCGTCGTCGAACACACTCGCCTCAGCGGCCGAGCGGCAGGTCTGGTTTTCCGCGCCGTCCACCGCAGGACGCCAGCCCCCAACAGCGCCGGCCCACTCGCCAGTGACCTCGACGCGAACGGCGCTCACGACTGCACCTCCGCCGCACGAACGAGCGCGAGGACCTGGTCCGCGGCGCGCAAGTGGCTAACACGCCACTCGGGGCTCTCGTCGTACGCCCTCGCGATCGCCCGAGCCTCGTCAGCGCACGAGGCGCGCACGACGATCCAATCCTGCGCGTAAGTGTCGTCTTGCGTGATCGTCCGCGCGTCCGCCTCGCTCAGCAGCTGCGCCTCGCCATCCTCGATCTCGACACGCCATAATTCGCCCGCGTCGGCCGCCTCCAGAAGGTCCGCGTCTGTCGTGAGCGCATCACCGCGGACGGTCACGACTGCACCTCCACCTCACACGACACGATGCGCGTGCGCCAAGCCGCATTCGGCACGTACCCGCTTGCGCTGCACGCCGTGCACGCTACGTAGGTCGCCTTGCAACGCGGCTTGAGCGCGCGCCCCTTGCCAGAGCACTTCTCGCAACGCGGTTCGATCACTACATCGACTTTTTCGTAATGCGGACCGTCCGAATCGGTGAGGTAGTAGCGCGCGTTCTCCGCTACGACGTCGAGCGCGTTGCCGGCGTGCGCACCGACGACGGTGCAAGAGTGGCGTCCGAAGTGAATCTGCACGCTGTAGTTGAGCGCGCTCACGACTGCACCGCCTTCACGCACCAGAAGGAGCCCGCGACGCCGCGTTCGTGCAACTCCGCGCAAACCTGATCCGACGTCTCGCGCCGGCCAAGCACCCGGAGTCCGAGCGACTTCGCGGCGTCGTTGATCGAGCCGGCCAGGACGACGTACGACGGAACCTCCGTCTCGGTCGGGAGGTAGAGTGCGGTCTGCTCTGCCCCGTCCACGGTGCTGCGCTTCACGATTGCCTTCGCCATTCTGTCCGTCCTTCCGTCTTGCCGCGGGTCCGTCCCGCTGACACCACTGAATCTAGCTACTGCCCGGGCAGCGCGCAAGCCCCTCCCGGTCGATTTTGTCGTTTTCCAGCAACCGTGCGAATTCACGTCCGATTACAGGCGCGTGAGTCGTGCCCAGGACAACCGGTCTCGTACGAGAAGCCTTCGCACTCGCACATCGGCAGCACGCGCTTGCCCTCGACGAGGCGATCCATCAGCCACTCGCGCGCTTCGTCCGCGGACGCGTAGCGTCCTGTCTCGGTGTCGCGCACGAGACCGCGGAGTCTCCTCTTCGGCCACCGCAGCGCGCCGCGGATGTCGAGGCACATGTGGACGACTCGGCCGACGCTCACGCCCCCTCCTTTCGTCCCAGCGCGTCGTAGGCGGCGAGGGCGTCGTCAATCTCGCCGGTGAGCCTGGACTCAGTCTCGTCGATGTGTCCCGGGTCGGCGCGCCAGCCCTCGCGCTCCCAGTCCCGCAGCGCCTTCGTCTTGGCGACCACCTCTCTCGCTGCGCGTAGCTCGGCGAGGAGAGACGTGGCGTCGTTCACGAGGGCGACGATCAGACGAGCGTCGGCGGCCCCGCAGCAAGCGATCCGCGTGGCCGGAGCGTCTGGGTCGGTGGTGGCGTGGTGCGTGCGCTCCCAGATCCACTCCTCGCCCTCGGTCGGCGTGCTGCCACCGTGGTCCCACGGCCTCGGCGTCGCCGCCGCCAGGAGCGCAGAGAGCGAGTCGAGATCAATGGTCATAGGCCGGCCTCGCGGTCGAACGCGTCGTCGAGGTCGAAGAATCGGAGCCTGTTGCGATCGAAATGCCGATCGTGCTCCTCGGCCCACGTGGCGACGCGCTCGTGGCCATCCTTGCTCCACTGATCGCGGACGTCGTCGTACTCCCAGCCGCGCGCCGTCAGAAGCGCGATCCGGTACGCGCCTCGCGGCGTCACCGCGTTGATGATCATCCCTCTACCTCTCCTTCCCGCCGCTGCCCGGCGGCGCTCCAACGTGTACCGGCGCAACAACACCGCCGGAGTCGCGCGCCGCGCGGGCTGCGTAATCCTCGTCGATGTAGCAGACCGCAGCCTCAGTTACGCCCGTGATATCGAAGCGCGCGCATTCGACCGGGATCCAGACGTCGCCGCCCCAACGCCAGCCGACGCGCAGCGCGAACGAGCGCGTCTTGTCGAGCACCGTCCAGACCACGAGGCTCACGGCGTCCTCGTCTTCGCGTCGTGGGCGCGGAGGGCGGCGAGCGCCTCGGAGAGACGCAGCACCTCACTATCGGACGTCGGTATGCACACCGCCGCTTCTACCACCGCTTCGAGCAGCCGCACACGCTCAGCCCCGTCGCCGGGCGAGGGATTCAATCGAGCCTCGAGTTCGCGGCGCGGCCCATCCGGCGCGTCATCGCTCCAAGCGCAGCAGCACGCGGGCGCCATCTCTCCGGGCGCAAGCCAGCAGATGCCAGCGTAGTCGAGCGCCGCTCGGCGTAGCGCATCGGTGCTGTGGCTTTGCCACGGCGAGACGCCGGGGTCCGTGGCCGCCTTGAGCGACAGAAGCAGCGTCCGAATTTGGCGACCGACACTCTTTGGATCTGGCGGCATCGTGACCGTGACGCTCTTGGTGCAGGCATCGTCTTTCGAGGTGTCGTGCGTGCCGCCGCAGAGCGAGCAGTTGTAGACCGTCATCACTTCGTCTCCTTGGTTCCGTCGCCGGGCGAGGCGGAGAGGGCGGCGTCGATCGTGGCGAGCACCTTGCCCGCGCGTGTGGACTCGTGCGACGCGTGGTCGGTGACGTACGGCCGCGCAGCGAGCAGCGCCGCCCGCAGCTTCGCCCCCTCGGCCTCTGCTGCGGCTTGATCCTTCAGCGCTCGGATGTACTTCGTCGACGCCGTGTCGTGCGCGTCGGTCATGTTTCGCAGGTCCCGCTCCGCGGCGGCGAGTTTGGCGAGGGCGGCGTCGCGCTCGGCTCGAACCGACTTCGCCAACGGCCGGTGATCGTGCATGCCGTCATGCCCGTACGGCGCTACGCACGGCGTGAAGTCCTCCGCGTAGAACGGAGCCGGAACCCCGCACGGCGGACGCACCCGCTCGTTCCGCGTATCAATTCCGGGGCACCGCTGACGTACTACGCCGAGCAGTCGATGCAGTGCACCGGTGTTGAATCGGTACCCGGTGACGTACCCGCCGCTGTCCTCGGTCTTCTTCGCGACGAGGATCAGATCCTCGACGCCTTGGCCGATTTCGTCGCGCTCCGCCCGCAGCCGCTCGACCTCGCCCCGCAGCTGAGCGACCTCGGCGTCGCGGGCGGTGAGAGTGGCGCGCGCCTTCTCGTACTCGCCCTTGTACGCCTGCGCCTCGACGACGCTGCGCTCTGCGCGGTGGTTCGTGGAACACGCGAGGTTGCCGTGAGCGAAGCTGATCTTCTGCGCGATGCGCTCGTCGTCGCTCTTGTAGTCCGGCGAGTAGCCGACGTGGCCAGGCAGGATCTTCGGATCGTTGTCGCTCATCGGATCTCCTCCAACGCGGCGCGCGCCTTGTCGAGCAGGGCCGAGACAGCGATGGCCGGCAGTGGCTCTGCGATGTCGTCGAACGCCGCTGCGTCCAGCGCCTCCATCAGCTCGCCGACGAGGGCGCGCAAGCGGGAGCGATCGGTGGTGAGGGCGGCGAGTTGCGCCACGAGCGCCAGGTCCTGGCGCTCGCACGATTCGCAGACGTGCGCGCCGTGCGGACAGCGCCGATCGGGGCTCCACCCATTCACCCCGTCAGCCGGCATCTCTCACCTCCACGTCCCCGCAGATCCCGCATCGCCAGCCGCCTTGCCCGTCGCCGTCCCTCGACGGATGCGAGCAGTAGCCGCAGCCGTTCGGGTACGCCGGCTTCGTGTGCGCCACCATCCCGAAGCCGTCGTGGTCCGGCTCCTCGGCCCCGCAGCGGGGGCAGGTCATTGTGGGTTGTTGGTCAGCCGGCATCGCTCACCTCTCCGCGATAGATGCGAGCCAGCGCCTCGCCGATCGGCGTCTCGTATCCGAAGTCACCCGGCGCGCCGAACGCGCGATGCAACTCGGCGACGTCGGCGACGGGGACCAGCCGGCGGAGGCAGGCGACCAACTCCACGGCCTCCCGCAACAAGATCGTGAGGTCGAAGACCTCGTTCTCCGTTCGATCGATCGCAAGCTCACGCAGGCGGTCGATCGCTTCGCGATACTCGCGTCCTCGCTTCGTCAACGCGTCGACAAGAACCTTGCTCATCACCGCCTCCTCTCCGGCCTCGCGGCCTGCCGATCTCTCCGTATTCGCCTCGCGACGTCGCCCGCGCTCTCGCTCAGCATCCACGCGAGGTACAGCGCCGTGCCCACGTGCACGCGGCCCTCGGGTGCGCGCGCTGCGATCGTCGCGAGACGGAGCCAGCCCGGCACCGAGACGAGGAAGCGCAGCACGCGGAGGGTGAGCCAAAAGGCGCGGGTCACGTCGGCTCCTTCAGCTTCGCCAGCGCCGCGCGGGCGAACTCGCGCGTCGGGCTGCTCGCGTCCCACGCATTGCTCAATCGCTCCAGCGCCACCACCGCCACGGCGAGCTTGCCCTCGAGATCCTCGACGCGCGCCATCAGCGCCTTGTCCGCGCCCTCGGTCAGCAGCGCCGCGTACGCGTTCGCGTTGGACGCCTGGGCCGCCGCGTCGACGATGGCCTCGTTCTTCGCGCGCTCAGCCTCGGCGAGCTCCGCGGTCAAACGTTCAACCGCCTTCTCGTTCTCCCAACAACACGTCGCGCGCGAGATCTCCTTGTCCTCCCAGCGCTTGACCTGGGCGCGGAGTTCGTCACGCTCCGCTTCGAGCGTCGCAGCCACGCGCTTCAAGTCCGACGCCTTCTCGCGGAGGTCGTCCCTCTGCCTCACCAGTTCCCGCACCGCCTCGTCGTACGGCTCGACGACGACGTCGCCCGCGTCGCATAGCGCGCCGGAGACGCGCATCAGCATCACGTGGTCGGCGCGCAGTTCGTCCGCCTCGGCTGCCGCGCTCAACTCGTGCGCCTCAGCGATTCGTTTCGCCTCGTGTGCCGACTCCTTCGCGCACACCAGCCCCGCCGCGACCGCCTTCGCCTCCGCGAGCTCGGACTCGAGGGCAGCGATGCGGGCCCCGAGATCAGAACGGGATGTCGTCATCTCCGCCTCCCGGTGCCGCCGCGTCCTGCGAGCCGCTCGGGTGCGCGCGGGAAGCGTAGGGGTCGTCGACGGTCGACGCGCCGCCGGTCTTCTTCGCCGACAAAAACACGACCTCGTCGACGGCCACCTTCGTGTAGTGCTGCGCCGAACCGTTTTTCTCGACCTTGTCGATTCGGAGCTTGCCGCGCACGAGAATCCGCTCGCCCTTTTTGAGGTGCGGCGCGAGGCCCTGCGCGCGCTTACCCCAGATCGCGCAATTCACCCAGTCCGTGCGCTCCTTCTTGTCGCCGCTCTTGTCCTTCCACGACTCGCTCACGCCGAGCGAGAAGTTGAGGACAGCGTCTCCGGACGTAGACTTGAGCTCCGCGTCGCGTCCTAGATTGCCTATTAGCGTGATCGAGTTGTAACCGCTCATGCTCGTCTCCCGTCTACGCGGCGATCACTTCGCCGTCGATGATCAGATCCGCGTCCTCGACGATGTCGAGATCGACGATCGCCTGCACGTACTCCGGCCACTCGTTCGCTGCCTCGCACGCGAGCAAGCGCTCCATCCACAAGCGACAGAGCTTGCGCCCCTCCTCAAGCGCACGCGGCGTGGCCCGCAGCACCGTCACCGCGTACGGCGGCTCGGGCTCGACCGCGACGAGAAACGCTTCGCGTGGGGGCTTGCCGACGAATGACGCGGCATCGGCGTAAAACGCGAGCTGCGCGTGATAACACATGCGTAGAGCGCCGCGAGAGAAGCGGCCCGGCTCCGACGACGCCGACGTCTTGAGATCGGTGATGAAGCCGTCGCCGAGCACGTCGAGGCGGGAGGAGCACTTGCGGCCAAGCATCTCCCATTCGACGTGCGTCTCGAGCTCGCCGACGAGCAGCGGTCCCGCGATCGGGTGCTGGCGCACGGCGGTCGCCACGCGCTCAGCCTCCGAGTACTCCTCGCCCGTGACGATGTCGACGCCCGGGTGCGCGGCCTTGAACTCCGACCACGCCTTCCCGCGCCGCTCGCCCTCGTAGATCGCGCACTGGTAGCCACCGCCGAGTGCGAGCCCGTGCACGAGGCGGCCGCGCATCATCGCCGGCGTGTCCCGCTTCTCTCCGTCGAGGCGCGCTCGGTAGTGCGCCGGCGAGAGCGCCATGTGCTTGAGATCCGAGAAGTGCACCGGGGCGCGCGACGTCACGGCTGCACCGCCTGCGTGGTCTCCGCCTGCATGCGCTCCCATTCGGCAGTCCACTTCCAGGGCTTGTGCAGGAAGTAACTGACGTCGTCGGGCAGATCGCCGCGCGCCTCGAGCCAGTCGTAGAGCGCAGCGACGTTCGCGACGACCTCGTGCCAGGCCGGACGCAGGAGGCTCACGACGCGTCCCCCGTCGTCGCCACGGCGTCGTCGATCACCACGCCGTCCGCGTCGTGCTTGCTGTTCGACTTGCCGCCCGCGCGCGGCACCGTCGGCCGCACGCGGATGCACTCCACGGTCTCGCTCCCGAACGTCGTCTGTGTCGGGTAGATCGTGATCCGCTGACCGATCCACCTGCTCGTGTCGTTGCCGTACATCGCCGCGATCGTCTTCGCGTTCGTCCGGTTGAGCGCGAGGCCCTTCTCGCGGCCCTCGAAGTGCACCACCGGCTTCTTGTTTTTCTTGCCGCCCGGCGCCGTCAGCACCGAGGCCTCGACCCGCGAGATCGTGACCACGACGTCGCGGCCCAAGAGGTCCCACGCGCCGATGTAGTCGCGGTCGAACATGCTTCTCCAGTCAGTTGCTCCGCTCATGGCTGCCGCCCTCCTCTCCAGATCCCTTGCGTCCATCACTTCACCTTCCGCCGACCGGTGACGCCCAGCGTGGAGACGACTGCTCCACGCCCTTGCCACTCCGCACCATGCCACGGCAGGCCGCTGCTCACCGGACCGCTGACGTGCCCGCCGTGCCACTGTCATCATCTGAGCACCCCCTGGAGCGACGACAGCGGGCGCGTCACGGCGCGCACCCGCCGACAACGCGCCAACCGCCCGGGCAGTCGTACCGGATCGCGCCCGCTTGCCTCGATCGCTGGAGCGCGCGATCGATCTGACGGTACGTCACGAACTCGCCTAGCTCATTGCGGACGTAGCGCTCGATCGCTCTGGCCCGCACGTGACCCGCGCGCACTGCCGCGACGACCGCGTCCTCGAGCGTTTGGCGCTGCATCGGAGAGTCGCTCACAGCGCACCTCCCGTCGTCACCGCCCGCACGCGCTCCCGGAGCGCTCGCCGGCCTGAGTCCGAGAACGCATTCGTCTCGGCGAACACCGCAACGACGATCGTCATGACGTCCATGCGGCGCTCTTCGGGCAGTCGCGCGAGCACCGCGAGCATCTCCGCCGCGGCCGCGATCTCACCGTCGTGCGCGCGGCTCACGCGAGCACCTCGAGGAGGCGCGTGAGCGCGTCCCACGCGCGCATCCACTGCTCGTCGGACCGCGTGCCGGACGCGTCGGCGTAACCGTCGCACCACCAATGCGCGCGATCGGCAGCCGTCCGGAGCGCGTCGATGCCGCGGGCCGACGCGTCGACGAGCGTGTCCGCCATCAGCGCGCCGCCGCGGAGCGGCTTGAGCGCCGTGCACGCCAGCGTGAGCGCCAGGGCGTGAGCGAGCGGCGCGGGGCCACCGCCGCGGATCGCGACGACGTCGGGGCTACCCATGGCGGTCCTCCAGGATCTCGGCGATGCGAGAGATCGCCGCAGCGGCCTCCTCGTCGCCGCTCATGTTCACCGCGATCGACGCCTTCGCCATCGCGACGACGTACGGAGAGCGGTGACGCGAGCACATGATCTCGGTCACCGAGTGGATGTCGCTGAACGCGGCGCCGACGGCCACGCCGAGCGCGAACGCCTGCGTCGCGTCGATCGTGTTCGTACGCGCGATGTCGCAGAGCGGGCAGGGGCGATCAGCCATGGCGGTCCTCCACCTTCCGGAGCCGCGCCTCGATCGCGTCGAGCACGCGGAGCAGCGCGCGACCGATGCCGCGCAGGACCGCGTCGCCGCAGGCGTCGATCGAGATCCACTCCTCGACGTTGGTCCTCGCCGCGCTCGTCTCCTCCCTGAGCGCGCGCACCGCCGCGCCGTCCACCAGATCGCTCACGACTGCCCCCGCAGCGTCGCCGCCAACGCCACCGCGTACTCGACGCAGACGCGCGCGACGGACATCGAGCCGCCGAGCTCGAAGCTGTTGACCGCCATCGACGCGCGCTCCAGCGCGACGCGCACCGCTGCGGGCACCTCGGGCACGAGATCGAGATCGCGCTCCACGCCGCGCAGGACGCGGGCCAGTTCGGCCGGCGACACCCGCTCGCGCACCAGCAACTCCTCCGTCACCATCGCCATGCTCATCGCTCCCTCCACGTGTCGACCATCTGTCCGCTCGGCCCGAGAGCCTGAAATCGTCCGCGGGCCTGGATTTTCAGCCGCTCCGCAGACGTGACCGCTCGCGCGACGTAGTGCTCGTCCAGCGCCCCGCGCGCGTACTCGTCCACGCAGTGACGCGCGCGCGTCAGCTGGTCCGCCGCGGCGTCGAGCTCGCGCGACGCCGGCAGCGACACGAGCTCCGCGGCGAGCGCGTCGAGCCGCTCCGTGTAGTGGCTCGCGGGCTTGGGTGCAGGCTGCGACGCGAGGTAGCGCGCGCGCCGCTCCGCCGCCTGCTCGGGCGTGTCGCCGGGCTGCGGGGCCATCTCGCGCATCTCCGCGCGGCGGCGCCAGTCCATCCGCTCGCGGTGAGACCAGCGGCTCACGCGGCCCTCCCGTGCTGCCGGGTGCAGTGCCCGCTCGGCCGGCTCGCGTCGCAGAGGCACACCGGGCAGACGCCCGAGAGGTCGGCGAGATCGTGGATGGCTGCGCGCACCTCGCCCGTGCACGCCGCGCACGGCTCGTCCTCGCGCTTGCCGTGCTCGCAGCGGTAGACCTCCGCGACCGGCTCGTCGGCGCACGCGCAGTCGCGGCTCAGGCAGTGGCAGGCGGGGCGGGGGACTCGATCACGCGTCGGCATGCGGTTCAGAATAATGATTCTGAATCGACGCGCAAGAGGTTTGTTTCAGAGTTCTGAATCGCGCCCGCTGCTACCCTCGGCGCATGAGCCGCCAGGCCTTGTTACTGCTAGCATTTCTGCCACTGCTCGGCTGCCCTCTCCGCCGCGAGAGGCGTGAGACGCCCCCGTCCGACTCCGCGGCAGCCGCGCCGGCGGCAACGTCGGTCCCGGCGGCGGCTCCAATCCAAGTCGCGGCGAAGCAGCTCTACGCCGACTATCACGCGAACGAGGTCGCTGCCGACGAGAAGTACCGCGACAAGCGCATCCTCATGACCGACGGCCGGATCGCGAGCATCGACAAGGATGTCGGCGGCGGGATGATCGTGCAGTATCAGTGCGCGAACGAGACGCAGACGATCCTGGCTTCGCTGCGTGACTCGGAGAAGGCGAAGGCGGCGCAGCTCACCAAGGGGACGATCAAGCCGATCCTCTGTCGGGGTGCGGGCATGCTGATCGACAGCCCATCGCTCACCGACTGCGTGTTGCCTGACGCGCCGACTCCCTCTCCGTCGACGATCAAGAAGCGCTAGCCGCGCGCCGCTCGTCGTACACGCTGCGGCTTCGGCGCTCCATCCTTCTGTGGCGGCTCGATCGTGGCCTTCGTCGTTTTGCTCTCGGCTTTCGTCCCCGCTCCGAGGCGTGGCACGTTGCTATTCTTCTGCTCCTGCGCGTGACGCTCTAGTTCCTCCTTGTGCCTGCGCCCGTGCTCCTCGTACCACGACAGGGGCGGATCTTCCGGGTGTTCGCGCGCCCAAACCTGCGCTCGCAGGTAAAAGTCGGTCCCGCTCATCCCGAACGCGGCCGCGTAGTGATCGATCTTCTTGGTCGTGATCGGCGCATCGCCGTCCTTCACCTGCGACACGTGCGACTGATACAGCCCCGTCGGCTTTCCGTCCCGCACGAACAGGCTCTTGAGCTCGTTGCCTTCGTAGAAGTGCATGCGCACAAGGTGCCGTCCGTATCTGGAGACCGGATCGGTCGGAAACTTCGCCATGTAAGGCAGCGTAACGCCGGACAGAAACATTATTCTGAATTCTCCTTTCAGAAAGTCCTTGCCGGTCGGTTCAGAATCATTATTCTGAACCTGCCATGACATGGTCCGAGCGGTTCGACGCGTACGTGCAGAAGACGGGGCTCTCTCAGGCCGAGGTGGCGCTCGCGCTGAAGGTGGCCCCGTCGTTCGTCCACTACTGGCGGCGCGGCTCCGTGCCGAGGGACGAGAAGACTCGTCGGAAGATCGAGCGGTGGTCGAAGGGGCAGGTGCCGGCCGAGGAATCCGAGCGGAAGACCGGGACGGAGGGCTGACCGATGCGCGACCATCGCCCGCAGTCTGACTCAGCCGTCGCGATCGCGTCAGAGGCGCGCCCGTCCCCTTACCGGGCGAAGGCGCTCTACCCCGACGCCGCCGGCGCGCAGAAGCGGCGCGCGCGGTGGGCCCGCGCCGCCGCCGTGGCGCGCGCGACGAAGGCGGCGATCGCGCGCTACTCGTCGACGCGCGAGGTGGCGCGCCTCTGCCAGGTCTCGCACGTCGCGGTCGTCTACTGGTGCGACGACCGCCGGCGCGAGCCGATCCCGTCGCACGCGCTCTGCGCGCTCTACGCGTCGGGCGAGGACCGGTTCGTCCGCATCGCCGACGAGATCATGGGCGCGATGCGGGACTACGCGGCGTAGCGCGCTCGGGTTCGAGCGGCGCTCACGCCGATCGTGTGGCGACGAGCGGTAAGGGGACGGACGTCACGTGACCAAAGTCCCCGAACGCGGCCGTAGACGGCGAGCGGAGCGGTAGCAGTCGGGAGCTGAGCAGTCAACGACGAACTGAAGCGGAGGGCGGAGCGGTGACGGAGAGCGCGACATGAGCACGGCGATCACGCTGCCGGACAACCTGCCGAACGTTGCCAGCGCGCGTCTGCCCGAGCTCTACTCCGGCGCGCGCGAGGCGCTCTCGAAGTGCGAGCGCATCGACGAGTGCAAGGACTGGGCGGACAAGGCCGAGGCGATGGCGTCCTACGCGAAGCAAGCGAAGGACGACTCGCTACGCGTCGCGTGCGACCGGATCCAGGCGCGCGCGATCCGGCGCTGCGGGGAGTTGCTCAAGCAGATCCCGAAGGAGAGCGGCGGTCGTCCGGCGAAGGAAACTAGGAGGGACGCCCCTCCAAGTTTTTCGCCGCGGCAAGAGGCCGCGCGTGCCGCTGGTCTCTCTCGCGACCAGCAGAAGACCGCCATCCGCGTGGCGAACGTCCCGCGCGAGGAGTTCGAACGCGAGGTCGAGCGCCCGAAGCCTCCGACCGTCACCGAGCTCGCGGAGCGCGGCAAGCGCCCGGCGGCAGCACACAAGCCGCTCGTCGACCTCAAGGGACGCGACCCCGCTGACTTCAAGGCGGCGACGCAGGCGCTCGGCGTGCTGCTCAAGGCGTTCGAGTTCTGCGCGGACACGGACCCCGCGGCGGTCGCGCGTGGCGCGTCGGCGAAGGAGAAGCGCGCGCTCCGCGAGCACGCGAGCGGCGTCCAGGACTGGCTCAAGAGACTCATCAAGGAGATCGATCGATGAAGCAGCAGGAGTTGGAGAACGAGATCGCCGCGCTCGTCGACGCGGAGATCGGAGCGGGCAAGCCGATCGCGGCGACGTGGCTCACGCACGCCGTCGTCGCATCGCACGGCGAGATTCCGGACGACGGCTCCGGGTACCACGAGCTCTGCACGTACGCGCACACGCGTGACAGCGTGCGGCGAGTCCTGCGTCGCTACGAGGTCAAGGAGGAGGGGCCGGACCCGCAGGTCGCGCTCCCGGGGTTCGAGCGGCTCCAGACCGCGTACCTCGTCACGCGGGACAAGGAGCAGGTGATCGTTCCGATCGACCAGCTCACTGACGTCGAGATCGACGCGAAGTGCACGGAGCTCGACGCGATGGCGAAGGGCTGCCTGCAGCACGCTGACGAACTGCGCCGGTACAAGGCGGCGCGTGCAGAGGCAGCGGCGGAGTGACGTGACGGTGCAGTGAACGCGTGAGGGAGCGGAGGGCGGCATGCAGGCGGAGATCATCGTGGGCGGAGAGGTGCAGGAGGAGGTCGCGATCGAGAGCGCGGTCGTGATTCTCGAGAAGCCGGCGCCGCAAGGGGCGGTGCTCCGCAGGGTCAGCGACGGGGTGCGGATCGCGGAAGCCCTCGCCGATGGTCGGTGGAAGTTCCTCGGCGCCGCGTTCGGCGACGTCGAGCTCGACGCCGACGCGCGCATCGATCTGAGGCCGGCGTCGTGAGCCCGAAGAAAACATCCGCCGCCCGTCGAGCGAAGACGCGCGCGAAGAGCGGGCCGGCGGTGCGCGACAGCACGGCCTCACCGAAGCCGTCGCAGCCGCCTGCGAAGGTTCTCGTCATCCGCACGTGCGCCGCGGACATGACGGCCCACGGCGGCTTCGTATGGCCGCGCTCCGGCCCCGTCGAAGCTCCCGACTGGGACCCGAAGCCGGAGTGCGGTAATGGTCTGCACGGCCTCGCGTGGGGCGACGGTGACTGGTCGCTCACCTCGTCGGATCCGACGGCCATCTGGCTCGTCGTCGAAGTCGCCGTCGAGGACCTCGTCGAGATCGACAAGTCGAAGATCAAGTTCCGCCGCGGCACCGTGATTTACGCGGGCGATCGCGCGACCGCGATGACGCGCGTCCTCTGCGGGCGCGAGGCGATGGAGGAGGCGCGGCGGCGCGCGAGCGCCTGGGGCGATAAGTCGGGCAACTCCTCGACGGCCGCGAGCTCGGGCAACTCCTCGACGGCCGCGAGCTCGGGCTACTCCTCGACGGCCGCGAGCTCGGGCGACTACTCGAAGGCCGCGAGCTCGGGCAACTCCTCGACGGCCGCGAGCTCGGGCTACTCCTCGACGGCCGCGAGCTCGGGC